GTGCAACAGGGCCTACCGGTCCAGGCGGTGCAACAGGGCCTACCGGTCCAGGCGGTGCAACAGGGCCTACCGGTCCAGGCGGTGCAACAGGGCCTACCGGTCCAGGCGGTGCAACAGGGCCTACCGGGTATCAAGGTGCTACCGGCGCTATAGGCGGCTCTGGCGCAGGATCCGTTGGCGCAACCGGCGCTACCGGCGCAACCGGCGCAACCGGCGCAACCGGTGCTACTGGTCCGGCTCCGGCTACGCAGTTAACTACTACTTGGGTTGGCGTAAATCAAACTAGTGCCTGCGCGCTATCATCGGAGGGGTCGTGGTGGTGGCAGGCTGGTACTCATGTTGAGGTTGTTGCGAATATGGTTATATCTGCTCCGGGCTCAGGTTTGGCCGGTACAGTAATAACTGTAGCTAATGCTCAGTTACCTACGGCCGTGGCTAACCCAGGAGTAACTACAGTCATCGGAGAGTGGTCTTGCTTTCCTGCCGCTGGCGGTGCTTATTCGGGTGCGGTTGTACTAATATCCGGCGCGAGTCCGTATCTTCAGTTCATTGCCGGTGGTACCGTTACTAACTTTTTTGGAGCGTCACCCTCGTATAGGTTAGTTAGCGGAGACACTTTCTCTTATCATATCGTGTACAATTCTTAAACTACTGGACAGCAATGGCATAGTCTGATACCCTGTTGTGTGTAGGGATATGTCGAGTCGTTTGGAGATGCCAATGATTCCCCACAAGTTTCATAGAGTCTGGGTGGCAGAGTCAGGCCCTATGCCGGACGTGTTTGCTGGGTACGGTCAGACGTGGCTAGACCTTAACCCTGGCTGGGCGTCCTATGTGTGGGACCAGTTCCCTAGCTGGGGCGTTAACCGGCACGAGTGGGAGATAGCCGAGACATTCTCCGAGAAGGCTGACGTACTCCGGTACGAGGTCATCTATAAGTGTGGTGGCGTTTACATAGACACCGATTTCGAGAACTTCCTTCCTATAGGGGATCTCATTGACTTAAGTCCTCACGGATTCATTGCTTGCCCTGAGTTCATAAGGGGCGGCGCTATACATTTCGCTGCTGGGTTCTTTGCTGCTACAGCTGGGCATCCAATACTAGCGGAGATTATCGAGAAAATGCCAGAGTCCTTTGCTCGCAACAATCACCCCACTACTCGTGCCGGCCCTACGTACTTGCAGAGTATCTTGCATAGGCACCTGGGAGAGATTACCATAGTACCTGCTGAGCTATTCTACCCCTATCATGGGGGCGAAGTATGGAGACACGAGGACCATCCAAATGCTATGGCTGCGCACCACTGGGCAGCCTCTTGGAGGAAGTAATGGTAAAGCCCGCATTACACGTGATTTCACTCCCACATACATCTTGTACATGGGCATGGAGTTGGTGCGCATATACGATGAAAGCTTTAAAGCTAGCACGTATGATGGATAAGATAGGGTATGATGTTACCCTATATGCATCAGATGAATCTATCTTCCCTAATACAGTACCTTGTGTATATGGACCAGCTACAGCAGAAGTTACCGAGCCTAAGTGGAACCTAGATTACTTCGAGCTTATGAACCGTAAAGTCATAAAGGAACTGAAGAACCGAGCTGGGCCGCAGGACATCATTTGTCTGACTACCGGCAATCCTCAGGCGCCTATAGCCGATTCCTTCCCCGATAACCTGATCTGCGAGTATGGCATAGGATACTCGGGTATCCTCAATCGCAGCCACCATGTATTTGAGTCCTATGCGTGGATGCACTCGATCTACGGATTTAGGACTGGACAGCAGCCACCGAAGGAGATCATGTCGGCGCCGGGCGTGTTCTATGACCAGGTGATTCCTAACTACTTCGAGGTTGACCAATTTCCTAAAGGAACTGGCGAGGGAGATTATCTATTGTATGTTGGCCGGATGATTCCTATGAAGGGTCTAGACATTGCAGTCGAAACAGCAAAACGTTCCGGCCTTCCATTGGTGCTCGCCGGCCAGGGGACTCCACCGGAGTATGGAGAGTACGTTGGTGTTGTGGGACCAGACGAACGTTCCAGGCTCATGGGTAATGCTCGGGCAATACTGGTACCTTCTTTATATTTGGAGCCGTTTGGCGGTGTGTCAGCGGAAGCACAGATATGCGGAACACCCGTAATCTCTACTGACTGGGGCGCCTTCCCAGAAAATGTCGAGCAGGGTAAGACAGGGTATCGCTGTCATACTATAGCTGAGTTTGCTAAGGCCGTCGAGGATGTAAAGAGTTTAGACAGAGAATATATTAGAGAGCGTGCTATATCAAAGTGGTCAACTGAGGTTATATCCTTACAATACGACACCTACTTTGAGCGTCTACAGGGTCTTTATGGAGATGGTTTCTATGGTTAGTACGGTATTGTTAGACAGTTATTCCAATGTACTTGTTAGCCCTACCTTTCTACAGTCATGGGGACCAAAGAACGGGTATAACGTTCTTGGTATGGCGCTCTATGCGTGGGGTTCGTGGGTAGCTATGTGCGGGCAGGGTGACCCGCCAGTGCTGACACCATACGGGCGCACCTGGCTAGAGGAAGCTACCGTAGCCGGCATGGGCTGTTTTCTTAACTTGGAAATAGGTGCCGATGACCCTAGTACTCTCGGTGGTCCTGGTGGACTCGCCCGGGCTAAAACGGTTGTAGCTTGCAACAAGGCCGCTGGTGCTCCTCCGGGCGCTTTGGCTTGTCTCTCGAATGACGCCGTAGTCTCGAACGAGGCTAACGTTATCGCTTTCTTCTCGGAGGCCGACAAGTACATTAAAGACAACGGGTATCAGCCTACTGGGTACATGCAGTCCTCTGTCTATGAGACACTGCTCTCTTACGGTATCGAGTGGCTGTGGCACGCCCCAGACGGTACCTCGGGACCGCCTTGGTATCCGGGTACTATCATCGCTCAGCGCCCCAGCTTCTATGTATCCCCTCACGGATACTCGTGCGATGTTGATGATGTTATCGACGTAAGTGGCAAGCTCTGGAATCTCAATGGAATCATAGGCACACCGCCCCCGCCCTCACCAACTACAGGTAAAGGAAAAACAGTGTTTACATTCACCGATAGTACTAACGGCAACATCTACTTTTGCCTAGGCAAAGGTAAAGCCAATTGTCTGCACATCTCTCCCGCTGAGTTTGCTGAATGTCAGGCTGGCGGGATCCCTCATATCAACCCAGATACCAGCTTGTTTAGCTGGATCTATAGCTAAGTAGGCATGACATGCTCTCCATGCTAGCAGCGTCTACGGCAGGGTCATTAACTGCCGGCTCGGCTACTCTTATTATCCTCGAAGGGGTCGCCGTACTAGTTGCCGTATGGGGAGCCGTTTCTGCATTCAAGAACAGGCATCAACTTGGTAAATGGTGGAGAGGTCCTGGCGCCGATGTTTCTGCTATAGCGGCTGAGACTATCGATGTTCTTAAAGAGCGCATATCCCAGTTGGAGACTGACGTAGCAGACCTTAGAACACAGCTACAGACTAAGGACGCACAGATCGTTGTGCTGACTGATATGATTACTAAGGCGTCTACAGTCGATCAATTTAAGACCGAGTTCGAGGTCCATGCGAAAGAAATCCTTGCCTCCCACGCTCAGCTACACCTTGAGATTGCTGCTATAGCTAGCTCCCTTAAGGCTACTGCGGATACCGCTGCAAACGTACTCGCTACGGCTGCCGATAAAGCTGCGGTTGTCCTGGCTACGGCTGCCGATAAGGCTGCGACTGCCCTAGCTGTAGCCGCTAAGAAAGTTGGACGGGGGGACGTATACGATGGCTAATATCACGCCAGCACATAACCAAGTTTTTAAGCATTCTTATATCGTTCATTACCCTAACCACGAGCCTCGTGCGGACGATCCTAACTACGTGGACTTCACTGCGTATCGCAAGGCGCATATTGCAACAGCGGCTTGCCCACTGGCCTACACAGGAGAGTGTGGCGGCGGGTATGAGCTGCACCACGCCGAGGTTGAGTTTGCCATGCAGAATGAGATTGATCTCGCCTGGCTAGAGAGGGACTATCCCGGCATCTCTGATCCCAGTAAGGTAGGGGCATGGGTAGAGTCTGGTCAGAACCTCATCTTCTACTGCGAAAACCATCACCGTGGAGCTGGCGGCGTTCACAATGCAACTGCTTCTGACTTCCAAGCTGAGAAGTATGTTAGGGGTCTTATCCTACCTGAACCTACTCTATCGGTAGCTCATGCTGAGCACCTATTTGTCTAACCCGTAACTAACTAAAGGAGTAACATAAATGGCAGTTGTCTGGAATCTATCGTTCTTCAAGACCCTCGGTGAGGCGTCTGTATCAGCCGGGGCAGCTACCTTCGCCTCGGCGTGGGGAGTCAATGGTAAGTTTGACCTCCATGACCTCTACGTAGCGCTAGGCGCTGCCGGGGTTATAGTCCTATACACATTTGCCAAGGGGCTAGGTGTCTCTCAGGCCGTCTCCGCAGGCGATGTAGTCGAGGCTAAGCCAGCGTCCGTTAATCCATCCGGGGTGTACCCACGAGCTGTGTAGCCATTTACCACTAAACCTACCAGGCAAATAAAAAAGCCCCCTCCGAGATCGACACTCGGAGGGGGCTTTTGTTATGCGGGATTTCTCTCCCGCCAGGTTACCGGCCCGTCCCACTGCGCCCGACGAAAACGCTTTTGACAGCGACCGGTACGGAGTGGGCAGGATTAACTAACGTCCGGCCTACCCCCAATGCCGATCTCGGCCTCGGGGTTAGGATAGTTCAAAGCCCTTATGGCTTTGACCCTATCTAGTTGATCCTGCGTTGGACGTTTGCCGTCGAAGCCGGGCGTCGGGTGACTGGGCACTGGTACAAAGTCAATCATCTTAACGGACCTTGAGCCAATGCCACGAGCCGCCAGGCGCTCGGGGTAGTTCGACGGCGAGCGGGAATGCTTGGTATTGTGCTTACGTGACACTAGGTTCCTCTCTTGCTATGTAGCGGGGAGTCCACTGTTCGACACCATCTATAGGAACCCACACTAGGTCATAAGCCCTGCGGCCTGTGCTGTGTGGATCTCGCCAGTCTAGCTTTATGGTGTCGTCGTGCTCCGCTTGTCTACGATCAAATGGATTTATCATCGCCGTGGTCCTGCACAAACGCCAATCAAAAAGCCCGCGGTAAAGACGCATATAAACGCAAACACTTCCATTGTTATCCCTTTCTTTGGCAGTCTCATCAGTAAGGGAATGCCAGTCCCTCAGACTTGCTAGGGTCGGAATGCCTCCGAAGCTGTAGCTTACCCCTAGCAAGTTTCGACTTTGGTTATGCAGCGGACCCAACAATCGCCACCGGGAATGTCTCGGAGGCAACAGCAGCCGGGTTAACGACAAACCCACCATCGACACAATGTCCGCCAGTAGTGACGGTCGCAGTGACGAGAGCTGATGGGTTATCGTTCAGCGCCTCGAAGGAGAAGCTGACGCTCTTATCTACGTGGCTAAATGCCCCGTAGGTGAATGTTGCTGAGTCAGACCCCGGAGAGACTGACAATGGATACTGGAAGGAGAACCCAGCGGCTTCGATAAGGTTGAAGTCATTGGGGTTCCAGGTCAGCGTAACGGTCCCCGTAAAGTACTCAGGGCCGTTCTGAATGGCAGTCACAGTGAAGGGGTAAATATCCCCTACATTCAGTGACGTGACATTGCCAACCTCAGGGTTCCAGCCCCAGCCACCAGACCCGCCACCGGCGGGAGGAGTGTCAATACAAAGGGACGGAACACAAGATTCCCAGCTTTCCAGCTCGGCAGGTCCAACTGCTCCCGTTTTACCCGTAGCGCCGGTACGACCCCTGTGGCCGTTTTTTCCATTGATACCATCGGTGCCGTTAGTGCCCGCAGGTCCGACTGGGCCGACAGAACCATTGGCACCGTTAGTGCCGTTAGTTCCATTGACGCCAGGAGTGCCTTGCGCTCCACCGTTCGGATTGATGGTCACGAGGTTGGAGTTGACAGGGCAGACACCCAGGCGGCTCGGGAATGCGTTGATGACGCCCTGAAGGGTCGCACACGCCTTGTATGGCGTGGTCGGCTTCTGGCCGGCATTGGGGTTAGCTGCAAACGCAGCCCCAGCACTTCCGAGGACGAGGGCGATACCCAGTCCTATGGCTATCAGTTTGTTACGCATATTGTTTTCCCTTTCATTGTGACCTATCTCATCAGTGCAAGGCGGTCAAGTCTCGCAGACTGACCGAGCCGGTACCTCACCGGTTTATACTCCGTGACGACCTAGCATCTCCCAGTACAATCTGGGGCAGAGCCGTCAGCGGCTCGATCAGTTTCGACTATTTACTTGCCGCCATCAAAGGGGGCGACGATTCTATCCCATACCCAAAAGGCAAAGAACAGAAGCGCTGCTGCCCCGCCAATGGCGAGCCAGTGCAGTGTCTCACGCATTGTCAATATCCTCCTGCGTTTTCTCGTAGTACTCCGGGGATCCTGGTGTACCAGGTTGCACTTCGTACCGTGAAGGTATGATGTTGCCATAGTAGTCACGGTGACTTTTCTCACCGAGCATTGCATACCCGGATTGGATAGCGTCCATGCACATACGGCCAACGGAGCCCTCTAGCATCCAGGCGTTACCGTTGTCAATAAGAGCTTGAATATAGAGATAATCAAACTCATCCATTTTGTTTCCCTTTCGTTAACCTGTCTCATCAGTACCGGGCGGTCAAGTCCCGATAGAGGCGACATAGCAGAAAGTGGCGTTATTCGGCCGCTAATGCTATGTCACCTTTCGACTATATGGTGTATCGACGCCAGTACCAGTCGGCTAACCGGCGTGCCATATGGCGCACTTAGCCCTGCTTTACGTACAGGACCCCACTGCGCTGTGCAGCGTCATACCCTCGCCTGCGCAAGGTAGTAATGATAGGACCGAGCGTCTTCGGGGCAAAGCCACCAAAGGTGACATACTTGCCGGGATTGGCGTCAGCCGCATCGGTAAACGTCTTGACTCTACCGCCATCGCCACGGACACTAGCTGGCAATGCATCGGTAAGTCCATACTCCACTGGCTCTTTTGCCATTGGTTTATCCTTTCATTGTGACCTGTCTCATCAGTACCGGGCGGTCAAGTCCCGATAGACCCCGCAGTGACCCTTTCGGACTACTGTCACCGCCCTATTGGGCAGCGGGGTTTCGACTAGGCCGAAGCCTTTTTAAGAGCGTCAGCTAAGAGCATTGCCGGCACGTAGTGCCGAATGCTAGGGTGCAAGGAGCGTAGAAGATCGGCGGGCAAACGCCCGTCCTTTTGCTGTCTTGAGCCCTTACGGACTGGGAGCATTTCTCGCTCCTCGCCCGGCTCGGTTGGTGGGCCGTACTTGTATTTCATGTCACCCCCTTAGGTAAGCGGGTATCCACGTCCCCCGTTTTACTGGTGGCCGTATTGGTGCAAACTCTTTGCGTAACGCCTTAAGAGTATCTTTACGAAGTAGACCAAGAGCTACAGCAATCTCTGCAATGGTCATACTGTCATCTATCTCGGGATCAGTAGGTACAGAATACACAACCGCTTTAGTGTGCGACTGCATGGTGTTTGGAAACTCGTAAATGTTAAGCACCCATCCGCCTCTCGGCGTCACGCTCGCAGCGCATCTCATAGACCGACCGTTCCCAGTCTGCCCACGAATACTGCATCCTTATGGGCGCTGTCTCGTCCAGACAATCCACGACATTTGCTCCGTGGCATTCCTGGCACTCGACATCGTAAACTCCCGACATATAGTCATCTCGGAAGTCATCACCCAACTCATACATCTCATCGGCAGTGATACCGTTGGAATCTATGGAAGGGTTTACGTACCTACCCTCACCCCCGCAGGACGGGCATATGGCCTTTATGGTCGGTATGCGCCGCACGTCGGGGTGATCCGCTAGATAGTTCTGCGCCCATTCTGAAAAATCGTCATGAGCGAAGTCTCGCCTATCCATGGTGTTCCTTTCATTTGGTAGTCTCATCGGTACCGGAATACCAGTCCGGTAGACTAGCGGAGGCCAGCCTATCAAGGCCACTTACCTCCGCTAGTTTCGACTTGTTACAGCACGGAGTTTCTCGGCATGCTGTCGATATACTCCTCAACCTCTCCGAGGTATCCCTCTAGGATCCTTCGGATATCGTACACGACAAGATCATCGTCGCAGTCCAACCTGACTAGCTCATCGAGAAGGCTGTCTATTAGCTCAGGCATTAGTGTGCTCCTTTTCGAGGCGACTTATCCCAGGGTACGCCTGTAACTGGGTTATGCGTTTTACAGTAATCGACGGTGATCGGAGGCCGGATCTTGCTGAGTTTCTGATTGGCATGTCCGAACGGCTCGGGAAACAAATGCTCGAACCGACCGTGATTATATATAGGACCTACATCAAGCTGCCACAAGCCACGAGGACTGCCGTGAGATGCGGCACACCAGAACCATTCGAGTCGATCCTGGCTTACTCTTTCATGAGTGTCTGTGGTGACGGTTACGCCGTCCTCATCAAAAGCCATTGCTGTTTCCCTTTCATTTGGTAGTCTCATCGGTACCGGAATACCAATCCGGTATACGGGGTCGCCGTGACCCCGTTTCGACTAGCGCTGCACCCGAGCGTATATCTCGCCCTTGCCGAGCATGATTTCCAGGCCGTTACTCGCATAACGACTCTGGATCTGACTCGCCTTATGGGGGGTTGGCATGCTCAGTTCTAGCCGGTCTTTGCCGGTCTTCTGAGTGATCCAACGGTTAGGAGATGCCTGGCACTTCTCCACGATCCGACGCCACTGCTTGTCAGTAAGGTTGGGGTTATTCCAACCTGTGCTCTCACCCGTATAGGAGAGAGGGTAATCAGGCTCCATCAGGTCAAACGGATGCGATGCCTCAAACTTCTGGGCAGCGCTCATCCTCTTTGTATCCATTACGTTTCCCTTTCGTTTGACTTGTCTCATCAGCGATAAGGTAGTCAACCTTACCGGACAACCTTACGTAAGGCTTGAGCTTACGTAAGGTTGTTTCGACTATCTAAAACGTCCAAACTGCGTGCGGCTGTTGTCAGGGTAGCCGCCACAATCCGAATCCTTAAAGGACACGGAGTAACTGTCGGTGCATGGGGTGCCACCGAAGTATGCCTCGTCAACTATCTGAGCTATCGAGGACTTCGTAGAGACTGCGCCAGTTTGCGGCTTGTCGATTACGACAGTCGCCTGGACAAAACCTTGTCTCATTTTGTTTCCCTTTCATTTGAGAGTCTCATCGGTACCGGAATCTCAATCCGTAAGCGCCTTCTCGGCATCGCAGAGCCAGCCATTCAGGCCGGCTTGCTTGTAGCACTCGGCGCTGAAACGCCGACTATCGAAGCTGCCATTCGTACCCCGAAGGCCACTAACCGCAGTGTCGATAAGGCGCCTAGCCCAAACGTCGTTTATGTCCAGGTTTGCTATCTGCTCGCCGGTAATCTCAGCTATACGCTGAAAGTGCATACGGGTCATTGAGCACTTTGCCATTGTCTTTTCCCTTTCAAAGGTGGTCTGTCTCATCGGTACCGGGCGACCATTCCCGGCAGACTTGCTAGAGGCGGAACGCCCGTTGGGGCCTGCTTACCTCTAGCAAGTTTCGACTGGTGTTACCAGTTCAAATCGTCCAGCATAGCGGCAGCGCCGTCTATGTCATCTCCGAGGAGATCATACATAGCGGAGGCTGCCTCAGCTTTTGTAAGGCCGAACGTGCTGTCTACGCTCGTGTCAGAGATCCCCGTACAGGGACTCCCAAAGGCTTTGCAACCATCACGATAGAAGTCTTCACGGACAGCATCGAAAAGCTGATCGTATGGCCTACCATCACGGTCGTCAATCACGATGGCAACTTGCTCATGGAGGCTATCGAAGTCCCATGGCTCGCCACACTTTGGGCAGTAGATGTCCATTGTTTGTTTCCCTTTCTAGGTAGCCTGTCTCATCAGTGCAGGGCGGCTAGCCCCGGCAGACTTGCTAAGCAGCGGGTGAGTAATCCCACCGGACGTGACGTAACGTCCGCTGCTTAGCAAGTTTCGACTAGCTGAACCGACCTACCCATTGGCCGTCACGGACACTGTTGGCAGTGCGGGTGACACCGTTGAGTTGGTTAGCGGCAGCAAGAGCGTCACTCTCAGACTCGAAGGTCAAGGCAACGTCCGTGCGTGCTGGCCGCATGTCGTTGCCAATGGCAACGTTCGATCCAGTCTCGTCTACCACTATGAAGCCCCGGCTAACCGGAATGGCCTTGATGGTAAACATTTGCATGTCCTTTCATTGTGGCCCTGTCTCATCAGTGACGGGCGGGCCGGATCCGGCAGACTGCATTACCCCCCCTTATAAGAGGGGTAACGCAGTTTCGACTATGCCGCTCGAAACGCCAAACGGATCTTGTCAGTGACACTGACAAGAGCGTTAAGGTCGTTGTGAGCGGCATCATGCGCAAAGCGCCAGTAATCGACGCCTTCGAGGTCGCCGGTAAACCGGGCCTCGTTCTCGCTGTTTTTAAAGGCGAGCATGTCGGTTATGAGATCGTCCAACATTTCATTGCCTTTCGTCGTTTGGTAGCCTGTCTCATCAGTGCCAGTAGGCTAGCCCTGGCAGACGCCTCACGGCGTTTCGACTTTATTCGTCCTCGTTGAGTTTGTCACGGAGCCGTGACGCCTGCTCACGCTCATTCCCTTGGAATGACTTGACTATTCGACCATCGTGGTCAACGACGGTAGCGAACACCTGGCCCAAAGACCGGTGTATTTCTACGCTGTACTGTTTCACTTTACCCTTTCATTTGTTGGGGATTCTGGCCTCCCACACTCCCTCCGGCGTACCTTCCGGTGGCTACGGCGCAAGCGCCGAGTGAACCATCCCTAGCATCTCCCCGTACAATCGGGGGCAGAGGATGGCGTTGGCTGTCATGGCTCGTGGTTAAACGGCCAGAACCCTTTGTTTGTCTGAAGTGTCCAGCGTTAGATGCCCGTAGGCACGTTATAGCCATGCACTGTAATCTTCAGACTTTCCTTAGTCTGTTGTCAGACAGTAGGAAACACAAGCGGGATCGGTAACACGTAGGCTTGCCGTGCGCACGGTTCGCCTTTTGCCCTGTAGTCGCTTGTGTTCCCTACTGTCCGCAGGAGCGGTGCCTCGGATCACCCGGTCGTTACAGCACTTCAGCCGGACTAGTCACTCCTGTAGCAGTTGTCTGTTGTCAGACAGTAGGAAACATAAGACTTCTCACCCTTGCCGGCTAGCCTCCTGTTGGAGGAAGGCCCGGAGAGTACCTCGTTCTTATCACGGCGCCCGAGTAGTTTATCGTCGCTCGGTCGGCCCGTACAGTGTGCGTACACGTCTTGTGTTTCCTTCGGATGGGCCTTCGTACTCGTCGGCAAGGACCATCAAGGTCCTGACTCCACCCTACTTGCTACCGCACCACTACCTAACCTCTAATGGCTCTAGGGCCAGTAGAGGCTAGGTGACTTGGGATCGTCACAGTGCTACCCGTTGTCGCGAACAGCGGTTACGCCCGCTTGCCAAGTCACCTAACCTCTAGTGGCCCTACCCGCTTGCACGGGTAAGGCCATTCCACACAAAGTCAGCCGTTTGTTGGAAAATACTGGGCTTCAAGGATCGCCCAGCCGAGTCTCGTGTGCTTAGGTACAAGGCCGTAAACGCAACTGCCCTTGTTTTGCCCGGCTTTCGCCGCCTTCGGAAGGACTCTCTAACTTCCGCTTGCGGATCTTCCCCGCTGGCCGGTCGTCGCATTGCGACCTGCGCTAGGATGGCTGTGACACCTGCTCCACCGGCACCCCCGGCTGGACCCTGGTTACTGAAAACCTGGGGGACCGCACCAACCGGACCGCCTCCTACAAACAACAGGGTACACGTCTGGCGTATCACTGTCAAATGTGGCTCTGACCTGGACTTATGCCTCGATATTTCCTGTCAGTCAGGGTGACAAAACCGTAGTTTCCTGTGAGTTTCCTGTGAAGATCTGAGCGATTAAAGACCCCTGACCAGGACTTATATCTCGTATGAGATAAAGTCCAGGCCAGGGGCTGTTTCCCGATGAGACAGTCAGGAAGACCATATTTTTGCTGGGTTATCCCGGTAGGATCAGACCTTTGGCAGGAGTTATAAGGCGTCTGGACGCCTCGACCTCGGCATCCCTCGCCGCCTTAATGAGATCCCGTCCGATCTTCGCCGCCAGCTCGGGGGCGAAATATCCCTGGATCATCGAGCCGGCATCATTCACGGCGGTACACAAAACGACCGGCACGTTACCGAGCGGCACTAGCCCGAAGAAGAAGTTTAGGGGCAGGGGGATCCCAGGCATTGGCACTCGAACACCAGTATATTGTTGGGGAACGAGCGCCAGTTCGCCCTCATCCTCGGGCTCGATAGGCCCGCCCTCAGAGATCATGGTCTCTGTACTCGCATCCGAGAACGGCGGGTGTTGAAAGTCCTCGGGTGGCTCGGGAAGGCCGGGCTCGGGCTCGGGCTCGGGCTTAGCTTTGGCAGGCGTTGTGCGCCCTCTCTTAGGTGCGGTCATTTCGTTTCCTCTCTTGTCGGTCCTTGGCGGTAAGTCCGCCCCATACTCCTACGATGCAGGCCGGATCTGTCTCGTCCTGTTCTAGCTCGGTGATCCAATCTAGGCACTCTCGGCGTACCGGGCAGCCGGCGCAGACAGCCAGGGCCTGCTTGGTATCTGCGCTCCGCTCAGATGCAAAGAACAGGCCAGTATCAAGCTCTCGGCAAGCTGCCCGCCTAACCCATCTAGTGCTCACGAGAGGCCCCTAGAATAGCTCAGGAGCTTGTCTAGGCTTTCTAGGTACTGCTGGTCAGCCTCGGCGGTTAAAACAGCCTCAAGTGATTCTAGAGGTAAAACCCCAGGAGTCTTATCTGGACTTTCTTGCATGGCCCTCTTCGGCTCCGAAATACCTAGATTATACGGAGCGCCGGTAGAGAAACACTCAATATAGTTAGCGATGGCCCGTAAGAGATCGGGATCAAATCCTTTTCTTTGCCGCTCTTTACTACAAATAATAGAGCAAGTAAACCAGCCATGTCGCTTTATGGGTATAGACTCATGGCAAACTATGCAGTAATCTTTATTCGCAGTCATAGCTTCACAAAGTTGACAATCAAAGGTAGCTTTCTTTTACCTTTGGCCGGTGCGGGCTGAGCATCCCGTTTTGGGCAGTGATGGGCTACCTCTTTGACGCCTTTGAATGTTTGTTGTTGAAGGCCGCATTCAGGGCACTCCCATGTAATCCATGCAGGTGTTCTAGTCATGGGCATACCTTTCGATTAGGAACTGGGCCGTTATGACCGTATGGGAGTAGTTAGTATCTACTAACTCGTGCCATCGATCAGTGCCTATATGTCTCTTGAACTGTGTGGCGTTTTTAAACTCTGGGTGTTCTATGATCTCGAAACCAAAGGCCGTAGTGCCGAGCATCCAGCGTTTCTTTAACTGCTTAGCAGTGTGCAGTCCCTCGATATCGAGGTACTTATTTGGACCTACCTTGACTAGAACGTGGTACCAATCCTTTACGGCCCAGTCACCCTCATCCCCGAGAGTGCATATAACGTGCGGCTTCTCGGTAAGTCTATAGATTTGCCAGGCTAGTGACCAGCACGCACCATTGGTATAGTACGCCCTATCCCAATCGGTTATAGGTGTATGAGTAATGAATGGTCCGCCTTGTGGCTCAGTCATAATAGTCACCTCGTTTCTTAGCTTCTCGTTTCTTATCGGGCTCAGTCTTAGGCTTGTGCTGCGCTAGAGCCTTACCATTCTCCCGAGCTAGCATGTTCTTATAGTCCTTGCGTAGCTGACCTATAGCCTTGCGCACTCTGTCTTTCTCATGCATCTAACTCTCCTAGCACTGCGAGTAGGTTGGGGATGCGCATACACCGACCGAGTGACGGGTGCCGCACAGAGGTAGCCTTATACATTTCTTCAAGCCAACGCTGTACGGCCTTAGACCCTCCCGGTAGTTTGATGTCTGAGTGTTGCTGGCACCACTTGCAAAGGGATTGTGTCTTGACATACCCATCACCATTAGGGTCAACAAAGCTAATCATTGTCCCATTAGGATCTTGGATATTTCTTGTGAGGTCAATGGCTTCGAGAATGACAGGACGATCTTTCGCCGCCTTCTGATTCGTGGCACAACGTGATCCATCAAACTCGGGCAAAGAGTATCCACACACAGTCTGGCAGAAGTCATTGAGGACGGTGTACCCCCACGCCGCAACTCCAAGTGAATGAGCGGCACGGTCCGGGTTTCTCGGCAAAGCCGGAAGCTGGCCGGAACGTAGCTGTTCCAAGCACCAACTGAGATACGCAAAACCCAGGCCCCCAGTTTTCGCTGCATTGCATGATGTCCAAGCACTTGGGTTCTTCCCTTCCTTTGGCATGTTCACGAGGACCATGCGCTCGATATGTGATGTCTCTGTGAATGAATCTTCACCGGATACGATCAATGGTGCCATGGCCGGCATAGCTTTGATCTTCATGCGGCTCTCGTACATACCGCCCGAGATACGGGAGCTGCCATCGAACGCGTCTCGTATGACCTGATCTAATGCCATGCGTGCATCTAGGCGAGCGCCAGGCCTGTACTCGTCAAACCATATAGGTAATGCATTCGTGGATGCTGCATATGACAAAATGGCGTGTGGAGTTGACCCAGTTAGCGTCGGGGCTGACTTCATCCAAAAACCGAACGATCTTAGGATCGTGTGCAGTATGGTCGTCTTCCCCCATCCACTTCCCCCGGTAACGCTCAGTATCGGAAACTGCTCGAATAGTGATCTGAACGGGGCGGCAGCTATCCATCCTAGGACAGGCGTCATAATCTGGGGGTCGTGTAGTTCTACTAGATGCTGTATGATATTGAGGTCCCATGGCTCATCCTCGATGTGTAGAAAGTCGATTAGGTGTGTATCGTTCTCTGGCGGCACGTAGCCCCAGCCGCTAGAGCCCAGGCATTTGTCGGGCAGTACGAATACGTCCTGATGCAAGCCGACGACATCGACACCACGTACCCTAGGCACAGTTATAGACTGCGCCTTGAGCAGTTTGCTTAGCTCGGTTATCTGATTGTCAGAGCCGGACCAGGATAACATTCTCCTGGTAGTCCATACCCGCAGCTTGGTCCGTGACGTGAGATCATCAGCCATTAGGTACTGAATACCGGACTTACCGGGGATTGTTACCTCGTAGAGCATTGTGTCATTCATAGTGACAAGACGCTGTACCTTGAACACAAAGTCAGAGACGGGAATGATCTCACCTTGCTTATTCATCCAGACGTATCGATCTCTATCCACAGCGATCTTAATGTCACCAGTGCCCTTCCACTCCGTGGCACTATCTATGGCCTCGATCACTACCTCGGGCAAAGCGGTATTGCAGTCTGCACCATCTGGCAATATGGCTACCTTTAGTCCGAGGTAAGCATTGACTGCCGGATCAGATAGCCACTTTTCTACAGCGGTACGACCGGCACTATCTGAATCAAAGAGTAGTGTGATATTTCGTCCGGTGAGGGCGGCGACCCATTCTTGTGTTGGACCGCACACACCATGAGGCAATCCGAATACTTCATAATCGGATTCACGGAGAAGGTACGAGACAAGCCACGTATCTGATTCACCCTCACAAAGAATAACGTTTTGCCTACCTTTATCTTTCCAGCAGCCGTATAGGTGCGATAGGTCTGATCCAGGTTCAGCAATAGGGGGGCTGAAGTCAAGATGCCATCTCCTTTTTAATCCAACGACTCTATCATTAGAGTCATAGTGCGGTATATACACCATTGAGTTATCATCCGTTACCCGCCACTCATTACGAATCCAGGCGAGTGGTACGTCAATGCCACGATCCACTATTAACTCCGGCAGTACACCATTGAGTCCTCGTGCTCTTTCTAAAAGTGCCTCTAGCTCATCAGAGTCTGCTCGCCGTGTAGTCGTTAAAGCGGGCAAATCAGGCAACTCACCGCTATCTCTATAGGCAATAGCTATTGATTTAGCCTCAGTAAAACTACACCCAGTTTTACGCTGTATGAAATCGAAGACATCTCCATAAGAGGAGCACGCCCAGCAGGTCCACTTCTCTCCACTCTCTCCACGGTACACCGTGAGACTGGGGTTAGTGTCTGTATGGAACGGGCAGAGTCCGCTGTAAGTTCCGCTCATCTCAAGAGACAAAGCTGTGCCCATTTTCATAATGATGCCCGCTAGAGGAACGCTATCCTTTATCGCTTTCGGAGCATAGTTTGCGGATTTTGGGATTTTCACTTTGATGCCCTCGGCCGTCCTACCTTATTTACTGCCTTCCAGTCCGCTAAGCATTCTCGTATCTTAGCTTGACGGCGCACGCCCATTAGCGGATATAAGGTCATCATAAGTGCAGCGGTATCCTTTTGTGTAGTAACCGTCCAGCCCCATAAATCCTTGGTTCCTATGCCGTGCTGTGCTCGCACAGCTACATGCCCTAGACTAGTTATCTCCATGCAGCGCATTACTACATCCTTATCGGCCATAGATACACGTACTCGTATTCGAGCGGAGCGCTTACCTTTAGGCACTCCGGTGCTGAAGCACCCTTCGCCTTCAATGATACCGGCAAGCCAGTAGAGATCCGTTATCTTCATTGGTTCCTTTCAAGCAGGATAGTACGCATCGGCAGGGTCCTCACCGGCTAATGGTGAGGCCCCGTACTTAGCGCACTTGCACTGTCTGCTGTCCGGATTCCCATTATCATGATTGCACATATAGCCGTACATATCATGATCTACATAAGGATGGCCGCAGTGACAGAGCAGCATTAGATTACAGGCCCGGTGGGAGGACAGGCACACCTGGTGCCGTAATAACCGGAGGCGCTACGGGCGCCGCCGTAACGGGCGCTGCGGGCGCATTGGTAACGCTAGGTGCTGCGGACGGCACACCCGGTACTCCCGCAACAACTGGCACTCCGGCTGCCGCAACTGGCGCAGCACTGAGTGCAACTTGTGCCTCTTGCGCATTGAGCACCCGACCGACCTTATTGTTTAGCCGGCCTTGGTACTCCTCGACAGTAGCCTGTATGACCTCAGCCCTACCGATAAGGGCCTGGGCCACGTATGGTGCGGCGAGATCAATCTCGACCACGCCGGCCTGTGCCAGTGCATCCCACCATGCATCGTCCAATCCGAGGTTCTTCATTTTGATAAAGAACATACCGGCGCTACCCTCTGAGGGAGCGAGGGTCACGTTGTCCTTTACCTTCTTGCCCTTGCATGGCCCAGCGGAAATGGTGTGCTCTATGTTGAACATAGGGTTGCCATTGGACGACACCTTGAAGGTACAGTTCGTAACCTCAGTCTGATATGGGCCAGCGGGCACAGGCGTAAAGCCTTTAGCACCCAACTCCCGAAGTTCTCCGATGTTTTTACTAGCCATGATGCTTTCCCTTCTTGTTTACTTTGACGATAACGAAACCAAACGTATAGAACAGATCATCTATGATGACGTGCTCATCGCCCCAATATGACTCAGGATAGTACTTCTCTAGGATGACAGCTAATGCCTCCTCTGCTTTAATCTTACTCATTATCATCCCCTCCCAAGATGTCGAGCGGATGATAAGGGGGGTGGTTGCTATGCTTATACTCCGGGCATAACAGTTGGCTATTGCCGTACTCCTTGTAGGACGGCACAATCTTTTTAACTGTGTATCCTTGCTGCTCCAACTGATAGAGTACTTCATGCTCATCCCGATCACAGTAATCATCAGCATAGGTTATCGCAAGCGCTTTCCTTAATGACTTTATTCTTTTGTTAGCCATTGGTCTCACCGTACTCCTTCCACGCCATCATCTCGGTTATATCTGGGTTAATTATGACCGGCCCATAGTGCTTAGAAATCACATGGGTACGATCCTTAGCTTGGTACGTAGGGTCCACCGGAGCGATGAGCAACTTGCGCACCACTACCGGGGTACCGTCTGGGTTAAGGGCTATGGTGTTGTCTGCGTTCTTTTGTGTCTCAGCGTATAGGTACCCTTCGAGGTCCACTACTCCGGGCAGGCCGACGCTGAGTCCGCCCTGTATCGCAGGTTTGCGGATACCGCCTTTAAGCTCCGTGAGGGCGAGAAACGTAATGCACTCCACTCGCTTAATGGGGTTGGACCTGAGGTCGCAGAAGTACCGGACGAGGTGATCCATCTTAAGTAGAAGATCTCCCCAGTCTCTGTCACTGAGCGTAGATAGTCCAGCAACCATATCCTTACAGCGCTTCTGGGCAAAGGTAAGACTATCGATAGAGACTGACCGGAACGGGTGCTGTCCTGCATTGAGCCAGGAGTATGCCGTTGTGAGATTATCATATCGTAGTACATCGACATTGCAGGTCACCCATTCTCCCTCTCCTGGGCATGGTACATTGATACCTTGCGCCTCGTCCCACTTATACTCGCCTACAGCCGGTGGTTCGCTACGGGCCGGATCCCACTTGACCATACGCTGCCGCACTCCCTCACCCTCGACAGATCGCCAGGGATACATGCTCCCAAGGTCTGCGTCTAGGGTGAGGCGAGGCGGCGGCGAGGATTGATTGAACCAGGACTTGCCGGCACCAGGCTCACCGTGAATCAGTTGCGTTAGCGTAGTCATTCTCTACCGTCCATTTCCACCGGTCGCTTTGATGGTCTGTCCATGTATAGGCCGTCTCCCATGCGATAGCGTCTGTACTTGCCAGGGTTATCGTTAATCCATTTCTCCATTTCCCACTTGACGGTAAAGGCCGCAACTGGCTTATCTTCTACCGTTACGAGGTATATGTACGTTGACCTAGCCACTAGCGCCTCCCGCATGTAACGATGATAACAGCAACACAAGCCCAAATAAATATTATGAGCAGTATAAAGTCCCACACCATATGGCTGTTTAGTTGCTGTACTGTCTCTGCTAGTATCATGCGTGCCTCGCTATCAGCCAATAGAACAATAGGAACAGTAGAAACACTGCGAATATAAATGCTGTCATTCTGCTACCCTCCTATAGGTAACCTTCCTATCTGGAAACTCCATAGTCATCTCTATGAGAAAAGGATGAGACTCGAAGTAGTAAGCAGTGTCAGTAGCTATGCCACCATCCTCTGTGTTCTCAAGTAGGACGGGGTTGGTTGTTGCGTGGCCTGGCACCTTTGTCTCAACTAAGATCTGCACTGTCGTACCTTTCGTATGGATCGCCCCTGTGCATAGTAAGCTCTATGACCCTAGAGGCCGAGCCGTCAGCCCTGTCTACCATAGGACACACCTGGAAATATGGACACTGCCACGAGCAATCCGACGTGGGCGTAGGGTAGATATTCTCTAGTAACTCTCCATTGTCAAAGGTGGCATCTAACTCCTCCCTCAATCTCAAGATCTCCCGTATCTCGCCCTCTAGTGTATGACCGAAGGACTCTAGTTCGGCCTCGCTATGCCGTACCTCTAGCCGTCCATAGAATGGGGGATTAGCTCTAGCGGTTCGCTTTACCTTGCGCAGTAAATTGAACATACCCCCATCTGTGTGTACTCCTGTAGCCTCAGCGAGTAGCCAATCATACATCTTAAACTGCTCATTAAGGTGTAACCATTTGGCCGGCGTACTCAGTTCCATTACGGACTTATGGTCAATGAACAGGTGAGCGCCGTCCAGTTCTCTATACAGCAAGAGGTCTAGCTTGCCCATAACAGTGACGTATGTTCCCTCTATGTATAGAGGTACTTCTATGGCCTTCTCGGCAGCAACTACTTTCAGCCCTTCATCAGCGCCTGACTCGGCCAGCCATTCAAAGTAGCCGTTAAGCATGATGCGGGTGAGGTCTACCTCTCCGAGATATTTCTTGTCATCCGCAGCGACACGACCTTGCTCGACATCCATATACGCCAAGTACTCGTGCTGCACCATGGCCGCATCCTGAGCGTCCATATCAGTGATACCGCCCAGTTTACAGGTGTAGTACCTATCGAGGCAGGAGTGTAGCCGTGTGCCTATAGGGGCAGCGCCGGCAGCCGACTCGACGTTACGCTGAAGACAGAGGTAGTAGTTGAAGTACCACTTGCGCTTACAGCGCTTGAATGTTTGTATTTCGCTGTTGCTTATGCGCACAATAGCCTCCTGATTGATTCCTTATCACGGACTATCTCTTCCATCATGTCGCCCTTGGCCTCGATAGCGGCGAGGATATTCTCGTCTACCGTGCCGGGCGCAACCATGTCTATGATCGTTACTGATGCAGCCCCTTGACCAATACGGTGTACCCTATCCTCCGCTTGCCGGTTAGTAACCATCGACCATGACCTCTGAAGGAAACATACCGTCGAGGCTGCCGTAAGGGTAATGGCCTCAGAACCGGCACCCAGGGTGCATAGAATAACTCTAATCTCCCCACTCTGAAAACTATCAATGTAACCCTGTCTCTCATAGTAACCCTGTTCACCCCAAACCATCCCATGACTTATACCTTCCTTCTCAAGTCGTTCATGGGCCAGTACGAGCAGCTGCCTTGACTGTGCGAACACCACGAGTGGCTCAGATTGTGGCATGTCCTGTAACAGATCCACGAGCGCATCCACCTTAGAGGATGGTGCGCATAGGCGTACAGCGCCAGCCTCATCGACATCTACCGTTGCCGATGCGAGCTGAGTAAGCCGAGTAAGGATACTAAGAGGATCAGTTGCGATAGACACACCACTACCGAGCACAGCAAGACTATCGTTCCGGTATCCATTGTATGCCTTCCTTTGCTTGGGGCTCATCTCTACATCAAGTCGTTCGTAGACTTTCTCAGGGAGCCACGGATTGACCAATGCCTTAGTGCGTCGAAGGAATCTAGGCGTGATGAGGTCATAGAACTCTTGTCTAGTACTTGGGTTGAGGCCGATGACGGACATGCCTCCCCAGGAGTTGTACTCTTTGAGACAGTAGCGGTCAATGAACTTTGTTTTGGAGGGCCACTCGTCGGGACACTCAAAATGAAGGATTGCCCATAGATCATCAGGACTATTGACCAGCGGCGTCCCGGTGAGAGCAATACGCACAGAGCTGCCGGAGGAAACACCCCAAAGGGCACGAGTTTGTTTGGCGTTAGGATCCACACACCTATGCGCTTCATCAGCTATTACCGCCTCCCAGTCTATATCGTTAAGCTCTTTGGGTCGTTTATCATCATCTGATAAAGCAATGCTGCCATATCCTGCAATCCTCGTGTGGGTGCGTAGGGACTCGTAGTTAATGATATATACATCGGCCTCGCAGGCCAGTTGTTTTCTTCGTTGTCCTGCTGTACCTCCCACAACCTGTACGGTAACATTCGGATTCCATTTCGCAAACTCTCCTGCCCAAGTCTGTTTAGCTGCATTAGGACAGACGATGAGGGCTGGGTATAGATCCCCGATTTGTAGTGCGCATATGGTCTGTAAACACTTCCCAGTACCCATGTCATCGGCAAGAGTCCCACCATTAGCAAGAGAAAGGAAGTGGCTACCGGTAGTTTGATAGGGATAGAGCCCTCCAATAGGTACAGGCATCTCGTGTTCAGGGTCGAGTGCGTAGGCACGAACAGCCAAGGTCGGCGCAATCCTATTGTTGTACTCATTCCATATCCATTCTAAGACGGGCTCGGTAAGTACTACATCAGGCCACAATGATCGTATGATTTTGATAGCGGTCCATGTTGGCTTGCAGTGCCACACTCCGTCCTGGTATCGGCTACCGGGTATCCTATGGCAGGCGTCACGGTCACGGTACTCAGTGCCGGTAATGACTAGCAATCCTTTGGCATCTGCATGAACTACGGGCATTTAAGCTACCACTTCTGCTGTGCAAGCACCATATCCAAATGTTGCAACATTAGCTACGCTCTCGGCGTAGTACCAGGCGATGTTTTCATCGGATGCTGGAAACCCAGATTCGACTGCTTCATTAGCTAATAACTCTCGCAACTCCGTATCAAACTTATCCGGGCGAATGCGTAGCTCTACCAATAGTATTATGGGATCGGACATATCAATGCTCCCTCTGGATATGTTTATACTCCGGGCATAGTAGTTGGCTCTTGCCGTAAGGTAGTTCTTTTACTTCTGGGCATATCAATGCTCCATTCGAGTCAAACTGGACGTAGTTGTGCTTTACGCAGTACAGCATTAGATGACGTGCGGCGTCATTGGCATGGCCTTTACCTTTGGTGTACCAGCCATACTCTTTGAGTCGAGCATCGGTACCAAAGTGCTTTGCATCGTACGGAGTCTGAGCTACGATCTCTATAAGCTGCCGATTGGCAACGTACTTAAGCGCACCAATCACATCCATCGGCCCAGTCTGCGGGGATAGCTTAGCGGTGCCCTCGGTGATAGTGAACCTCTCGTACACGATTACGTCTGGCATATCGTAAGCCTGTAGCCCATCGAGGAATCTGCATATGTCTTCCCACTGAAACTCATGAGTCACTAGGGACCCCATGCGGTCTGTATTAACAGTAGCTATGCCAGTAGTATTACCAGGGTCAAACGCAACCACTAACATTAGCGGATCTCCTGTATCTCGTAGATCCAGCGCTCTGTATACTCTTCATTCCAATCCTCCCTAGTGACACGGAATGTAACGTCTCGGCCCGGCACTGGGCAAAACCAGTAGCACGTATAGTAGCCGAACGTATCATTTAGTACTTCACTAAAGTATAGTGTTTGTTCCTGCATCGACTTCTACCTCCGTGTATGGCACGTAGTTAGGACGCTTGTATGCCCCGGCCAGCTTACGGTTGGCCGGATCCTTACGCAGGGCGAGCAAGTCACACCGAACGCTCCGCAGCTCGGGCACCTGTACGATGCCGTTAGCGGCCGTGACGGCTCTATAGCCGGCGCAGCGCTTAGACCACTTGCCAAGCAAGCCGTGGCGCCCACAGTGAACACAGACGCCTATCTTGAGCGTTCGGGGATCCTCGCCCGGTTCGACTTTGCCCATCTCTAGCGGTAGCTCGGGCCTCATGTGATTACCAGCTAACTTGATCGGCCGGGACATGCTCCCAGTACTCGATGCCGGCCACGACATACGAGACCTTAACGGTACCTTGCGGTGCTGGGTTGCCCCAAACATGAACAAAGATACCGCCATCCTCATCGCCCCACCAACCATCGGCGGGTTGGATCTTATGTGTGCGGGCCTCAGTCATCCTCATCCTCCACAAGTCGAATGTACGGGTAGTTGTTGTCAATCACGAACGGCCCCTCAGTGCCAGAGCTATAGCGCTCAGCGCTAGCCAGAGCGAAGTGTATGCGAGCTTCGGGAGTGATGTTGAATGGATAGTTCCTAGCAACCACGTCCTTAGCTATGTTGTGCTCAGCTATCAAGAGTTGCTTAGTGGTATAGAGACTGGCTATGGCGTAAGGGCATCCTGATCCAATAGCCATAAGCCCGTCCTGGCACCGGTGTACGCCCATGCCGGCGTCTACCATATAGAGGTACGTATCAATGCCGACAAGCATAGTCCATGGATCCTCACCATTGGTATTGCCGGCGTCATTCAAAGCGTGCCGTAGTGCATTGGTGAAGTCTCTAACCATGTAGTCCTGTATTATCTCCTCATCCTCTCCGAGGTCTGGCACCGTAAGATAGTGGCGGAAGACCTGACTAATCCTGCACGAGCCGGCCACGCCTATAACTGCTGTAGCGGTACGCCACACCTTCTCGACATCGCTACGGAATACGAAGGACAGGTCATCAGAGTAAGCTACCATTGAGTCACCGCCAATGACACAACCTTCCTTTGTCTCAACCCCGCATATAGTAGTCATGAAGTCCAGGCCCTAATGCTGTCATTGAAGCTATCCCACTCAGAGGACGACTTGACCATATAGTCGTCGGCCTGTGCGGTAGCTTGCTCCCGAGCCTCATCCTCGGACTCGGCCTCAAAGGTATCCTCGAAGAACAGGATCCTCGTAAACTCTACGGTGTATCTAGCCATGGTCCTACCTCTCTCCTATATAGAACTTCGGTTAACACAAGTCCCTATCACCACGGGGCTATCCTCATTGTCTCATAGTATATTAGCTAGCAAGATCACCACGTCTCGTACTTCCCCGGAGGATTCTTACGGGACAAGGCGCTGGCGTTACACAAACCCGATGCAAAGAAGCGCCGCCATATGAAAACCGGCCTATCATCCACAAATGTTATGATCTCATTATTGACACAATACAGGAGTAGGTGCCGGGCCGCATCGTTTGCGTGGCCCTTCCCAGGAGTATACCATCCGAGGTCTTTCAAACGGTCATCTGTTCCGAGTTTCTTTGCGCTGCCCGGCGACTGAAGAGTGAGCGGCCAGTCAGACATGTAGCTGTAGTGCCGAAATACCCCAATGATATTAAGTGCATCGTATTGTCTTGATTTCTTTGCGGTCTCATTGGTAATGGTAAACTTCTCTATGACTAACTCCACATTGGTATCACGCTCACGATACAGATCTTCACATAGGCGTTCAAAGTCACATTCCCATGACCTGAAGGTAGGGATGACATACCGCTGCTGCTGAGCCGACAGGTTTCCCCCACTTTGCAATGACGCTAACCCTGAAGTTAGTCCTGGATCACAGGCTAGGATAGTAAGAGGGATCTCCAGTAAGCCACGTCTCTCTTTATTCATGACAACCTCAACTCGGGCTTGCGAACATCTGCAATCTTGCGGTTCGCCTTGGAGTGCCGTCGCAGTGCCACAAGGTTACAGCGAATAGAGCGTGCCTCAGGCACCTGTACGAGGCCGCCCGGTACAGTAACTGCCCGGTACCCGGTACACCTACGATTGAAACGGTTGAGCAGCCCACGGCGGCCACAGTCATGGCATATGCCTATGACCAAGTTAACGGGTGCTTGGTGTGGCCGTATAGTGCCCATCTCTAGAGGCAACTCAGGGTGTGAGTTCATCGACATAATCCATAAGTCTGTCTATGACTTTGATAAGCGCACGAGTCTGCTTATGTGAAATGCGTCTGTGCTTGGTTATCTCTGTATTCTCTATTCTGTCTTCGCAGTCACTCATAGGTCCCACGCTTCCTCGGCTTGGGTCCTATACTCGTCCGCTGCCATTTGCGTTCTGTCTGCTATGCTTTCCAGGCGCATAGCCTCGTCCTCTAGTTCCTGTAATCGTAAGGTCTTACTCATTGACTTGCTCCCAGGCCTCGTTAGTTTCCTCTTGCGCTCTCTCGTAGTTGGCTTTCGCCTGACGATACTCCCAATAGAGATCATCGGACACTGCTTGCAGTTTCTCTGCTTCGCTGTACTTAAGTTTAAACATACTTAGCTCCCCATCGCTCTAGCACTTCCATCCCGCCGGTTAGCGGTACGGTCCAGTCATCACGATACATAACCTTAGCTACCTCTTGGCCTATCTCTTCAGCCTCCGCTATCGGCACGTCTAGCAGAACCTCGTCGTGGATGGGCAGTACGAAATGCTCAAGTAAGTTATGTCGGTCTAGCTCTATGAGTGCTTGTTTATAAACGTCAGCAGCCGAGCCCTGCACGAGGTAGTTGACCAGTGCGTATGTCTTGTCATTGTTACTGACTTCTCTCCGGCCCAGTGGAGTTAACAGGTAGGGCTCGCCGGCCTCTACTATGCGCTGGCGTGCTAGATTATTGATGCCGTCCATGAATGGCTGAATGCTCTTGAAGGTGGACAGGTATTCGCCTCGCATTGTGTATGCCCTCTCCAATGGAATGTTGGCTACCGATGCAAACTTGGCAGCACCCTCGCCATAGATGAGCCCATAGGATAGGGTCTTCAGCTTGGCACGGAGGGGCTCTTTGTCTCCGGGGTGTATGTACCCTTTGTCCTGTATGTTGAGCCCGTACATCTTATTGGCGCTGTTTATGAAGAAGTCTCCATCGGCTGCGAAAGCCGCAATGATGTCTGGATCCTGTGTATAGTGAGCAAATAGGCGCATCTCGATTTGGTCGTAGTCCACTGAAACCAGTCGGTTGCCGGGTGAGGGTATGAATGCGTTTCGCAGGACGGCCAGACGAGGTATCTGTTGGAGTGCCGGCCTCGATACAGACATCCGGCCCGTCTTAGCGCCGAGCGTATTGACACTAGCATGCAGTCTCCCCTCGTAGGACATATCGACGTAGTTACCGAAGTACGCATTGGCCCACCTTTGTGCCTTACGGCGCTTGAGTACATTCTGTGCCAGCGGATGGTCTATGTTTTGAAGGACATCCTCGTCCACGGACCAGGCACCACCACCGGTAGCTTTTGTCAGTACGATGCCATCACGTTGTAGCTGAGCGCCTACCTCTTTGTTGCTGCCCGGTGAGAAGTTATAGGTGGCGAAGCACCATGCCTCTATATCATCTGCCGCCTTGAGATAGATACCCCGCTGCTCCTCGCTATAGGGGATGTCCACCCGTATGCCACGCTGCTCCATATCAAGGATGATATGCTCTATGGCAATCTCCATCTCGTATATATCCTTGAGCGCCCCGGTCAGCTTCGGGTATAGGTACTCGTGCAGCCTAGCGGTGAGGATTGTATCCATACAGCTATAGGTCCAATACTCGGGCAACGTTACTGGTACCGTAGCCCAGTTCCACTTACCCTTAGCAAAAGCTTCGTTCTTACGCTGCTCCCAGTCGTCGCTATTGCTTCCTAAATATCTATTGCCTAACAGTTTTAACTTTGTTGGTTTGTTGGGGTCAAGTAGGTGCGCCATTACTCTAGTGTCGTGCACATTCGACCAATCAATATGCGCCCCATTGTGGGTGAGCATGGAGACATCAAATTTCGCATTGTGATACGTGATTGGTCCTGTGTATCTAGCAAGAGCATCCTTTGCTAACCCTCCCCAATCAGACCAGGGGATGGCCCATCCAGTTTCGCTATCGCCAAACTGACAAAGACGTATGGCATCCTGCCAATAATCGAGCCCCTCGGTTTCCGTATCTACGGCAAGAATGGGATGCCTCTCACTAAGCCATGACATAAACCGCTCAGCTTCCTCGAATGTTTCTACCAAGTTAGCTTCCACTGAAATGCTCCGAGTTAAGCCTGGCTACCTTACCCTGCGTTAGTTGTATTTGCATTGCTACCTCTCACTCTTTGGTGCGTATGGATTTCTCCAATAGCGCAGACAACGATTGCAACCGTATAGGTATGAGACTGTGGAGTACTCGTACCGGTGCCCCCATATGCGGCAGATAAGCTTACGCATCAGTTCGCTTATTCTCGGCGTACTCTATGTACCCTTGGTCGGCCCACACTTCAGGCCCACCAATCTTTGGATAGCAGTACACTTCACTTGCCACGTCAGCTATATCCTCGTCATTGAATATTACCTCGTACTCATTGCGAGTAGCATAGACACGGACACGGACGCCCCTGATAACTGTTTCGTACTTAGGCTTGCGCATTACAAATCCTCTCCTACCTCGAAGGCACGAGCTATGGAGCGCAGCACGCTAGCCGGTGCAGGAAACTCGCTGGCATTACTTGTCAGTGCTTGCTTGAATATCTCCTGACCTTCCTCGGCGCTCATCTCTATGCCGTACTCCTCCTCGATCTGCGAAGCTACAATGTCGCCGGCAAGCCAGCGGATAGCAGCCTCGGCATCGCACAATAGTTCGGCTTGGTCAAGGTTAAGATGTCCCAATAAATCACTGGTAAGAATGAGCGTACCATCAGCGGTAAACTCGGGCTCAATGTCATCCCACTGCTCGCGCTCGGCATCATCCCCGTACTCGTCCGAGTAGTCTGCCTCATGCAGGTTATGGTCGTGTGTCACGTTCGGCCTCCACTTCCTTGTTCTTAAGTATGGTATCTAACATGCCCTGCGCATTGAAGATAACACCGCACAGATCTACCTCTAGCTGGTCCCTATCGTAGGTGGAGTCTCCACTTACCCATGCTCTATGCTCCGACCATGCGGCCAAGTGATGGCGCCATAAGGACTTCTCATATGCCTCACGAGGGATACCCTTCTGCCAGTTATCAGAGTCTCTGACACTACCATCTGCAAGGTGCCGATTATGGGTCATGTACTGATTGAAGCGGTGGATGACACGAGGCGTATAGAAGCCCTCGGGGTCGTCCTTGGTATCATCAAGGTCACGAGTAGCACCTGTATCAAAGGTGCGCACTGCCGGCTTAGAAGCAGTATCCTGATTGTAGTATGAGGGATGATCCGGGCGAGGCTCACGTACGGACGTTGCCTTATGTATCTCATAGTGCTCACACAAGTCATTAAACACTGCCTGATTAACTGCTTTTTCTACTCGTGCATATGGGTTAGGAGTATCGGCATAGTCCTCATCTACGGACGTTGCCCTATGCATCTCATAGTGCTCTCGTGCATATGGGTTAGAAGTATCGGCATTGCCCGCTTCCTCCACAATGAGCTGGAAGTTATCCCAATCATAAGGGATATACCACTCATTAGCCTTCATATCCGTGCGCTCATCGAAACCCATACAGTACGCTTCTACACCTGCGGCACGATACTCATCAACCAGCTTAGGCCGATCATCGACGGCGAGGTCTACATTGACGAGACTGGCCTTATTTCCATTGCAGAAAGTGAGCGTATCGTACGGCACGCCATGAGCGCTGAGCCATAGGGTCGTATTAACCTTAGCCTTCTCGCCCACGTTGCGGTCAGTGATTAGGTGTATGGTGTGGCCTTTAGCTTTCAGAGCGCACAGTGCTTCGATAGATCCTTTGGCCGGCGCACCTACGGCGAAGATCCAACCGGCATCCACACCCTGCTCGAACCATGCCAGATACTCGGTCAGGGACATACCCCAGTCTGTCTCGTAAAACTCCCAACAACTAGGCCGGTATGGGTACCACTGCCCGGCAGCATGCCCTATGTAGTCAGAAAGGCTAGCGGTGAAGTTGTATAGCACACCATCTAGGTCTACACCTATCCTCATGCTCTATTCTCCTGTTCCTTGCAAGCTATCTCGAATAGGGAGACTCCATCATCATAGAATCCACGGTCTGTTATCTTGCCATCCTTCATACCGGCATTCTGTATGACATAGGATACCTCTATGGCATCCTCAGGGTCATCCCAACCTATCCATATGCGACCGTGGTGGTCTACCATGGTATAACTAAGGGTGCCCATTATCGGATCTCATCTATGAAGCCATACTTGAGTGCATCCTCGGCGCCAATCCACCAGTCAGTGCGGCGCCAGTGACTCTTAATAAACGCCTTACTAACGGTAGACCTAGCGGCGAAGATATTGAGGATACGTTCGCACACTTTCTTAACCCATTCGACAGTATCCTCTACATCGCCTACTTTACCTCCTGCCCCAAAACTAGCTTCGTGTATCAGGAGCCAAGACTCAGCCGCCATACTGCGAGTGTCACCAGCCTGCAACAAGATACCGGCCATAGACGCTGCGATACCGAGGACGTGTGTATTGACCTTGTGGCCTAGGCGACGGATCTCCTGTATGTAATCGAACAGGGCCATGCCGTCAGTTACAGAACCACCAGGAGATGTAAAGACAATCTCCATATCGCACTTAGGGTTAAGGCGGTGCCATGTAGCTAACTGCTTCTGGCACTTCTGTGATGATACAGGGCCGACAACCTCGGTGAAAGCGTACCGATAGTGGTACTCATCCTGCGCCAGTGCGTACTCCTCAGTACGCTTCAGTGTGCGTATCTCGAATGCTGTCTTATCGGCTGTCAACTTACTGGAACGAGCAGCTTCAAGAGAAGCCTTTATTTGGGCCTGTGCTAGCGCCTCGGTACTCTTAATTGATAGCTTGGAAGATTCAGTCATGTGTCTCCTATCCAAGTACGAACGGACATAGAGCGCCCCAGTGAGTGATAGTGTAACCGAAGGTCCAGTTCTCGGCGCCGGCCCAGTGCGTAGCGTGCATTAGCCAAAATGACCAGAAACAATCGGACACTGCATAGACGGCAAACGCCACACATAGCCAGGCGAGAAGTAAAACCACTACTGACAATACTTTAACCATGATATGTATCCTCTCCTCTAATCAAGTCAAACCCATCTGGGTAAAGGTCCTCTAGCTGATCACGTAATGACATGACCAGCATGCTGGCCTTGGTATATGCATTGGACAGCTTTTCGAAATTAATAGCCTCAAGCTCCGCCAATGCATCTTCCCGCTCGGTCTCGGCATCAGCTAGCTTAGACCGTAGGTCCAGTCTCTTTAGTGCATCTGGCTTCTTAGCTGTCATGAATGCCTCCTATGTAGTGATGTTCACTAGTGCCGTACGCTGGTCGCTCTTGGTACCTCGTGAGTACTTACCGCACAATGGATTCTGACACTGGTACCTAGGGTATCGTCCTGTATTGAGGACCGCATAGCCTCGCACTTGTAAGTGTGTGCTGCCACAAGCTGGGCAGCAGCGCTCGCCCGTGAATGCTCCAAGGTTCGGGTGAGATACGATCCAAGGCAACATGCGATGATATACACCTTCTGTCAGTACAACGTCACGTTTGTTATACTTACGCATTAGCTTCCATGCGTCAGTGTCGCCATCCATACACCTAGCCCATAGGTCAAAGACAACGCCATCGGCTTTACTAATCTTACCACCTAGACCAGACGCCTCGGATACGTGCTGTAACTTATTGGAGGGAAACTTGAATACCTTTCTAGCGGTGAGGTATAGGTCCACTTGTTTGTATGGGCTGGGTGGTGTGCGCTTCGTAAGATAAAACTCCCTGTTAAGGTATGGCATATCGAACCGGGTGCCATTGTAATGCACCACTATGTCAGCCTCATCGAGCAGGCTCTTAGCGGCCTCTATCATACGGTCTTGTGCCTTGACTGTATTCCGGCCCTTATCAAAGTCATGAATGCTATAGAACTGCATGTCCTTAGCTGGCTCGCCGTCCCATTTAGCGGCGAATGATAGAGTCCTTTGTACTTCTATCAATCGCTCAAGTTGCACTGTCTCTTGCCATAGGTTCCAAACCCAGCATAGGTTTGGAGAAGTCTCTATATCAATATGTAGTATCTTAGGCACACTAGCCTCCTGGGTGGTCGTGCTCTTGGTCAGGATCGCAGGCACAACCCTTTGGATTAATGCGAAGCCCGAGTAGTTCTCGTGCTCCATTGGCGGACAGATGACCGGCACCGAATGCGAGGCCGATCAGCACCGACACGGTGTCATGCAGGTAGGCTACCTCATCTTGCAGTACCTCTATGGCAGTAGCGGGCACCGGCTCTAGGCTAGTCTCCGGCTCGGTAGATTTACCATAGCCGTTATCCCATTGTATCGAGTAATGGACAGTGGCATCTACTGTCAGTACCGTGCCACTTGTAACAGCAGCAGTATGGGCACCGGCGTATATAACCTTATCGCCTACAGCGTAGGTCATTTGCTCGGGCGCCCTCTAAGCGGGGACAGGTCAGACAGGCCGGCCCATACGTAGCGGACCTTGCCGTCCGTCTTGGGGAACGCCACGAAAGCCTTCTCTCCCAGGATAGTAGCGACAGTAACTCTGCCACTATCACGATACTTGTACTGCTTGCCTTCAAGTACTTTGAATGTTGCCATCTTCGTCTTCCTCTCGTGTAGGTATCTCTATCTCATAGATCCTGCGAACGTGCGTATTGATATCGGGGTACTCTACCCAGTCGTCCCGCACACAGTAGTAAGGCTCGGTCATGGCAGGCGGCTGACAGTACCACTCCTGGCGTACCTGGTAGCCACTACCCTTTGGGTTGCAGTTCTCGCCGGGATCATACCAGTCTATGTCGAATGGTTCGAGTGGTATCTCTACCGTGTCAGTGTCCATACGTCTTACCTCCTGCCTCTACGTATGCGTCCCATGCCGGGCGCAGCGCATCAATATGCGAGTTAGTCCAGGCATCATCGCCACCTACCATGAGCCACATAAAGTCCTCACTAGCTAGGATCTCTTGGGCTATCGCCTCTGGTCGCATCATAGGTCCACCCTCTCGTATCGCTCGTCACGTCCCCAGGCTATGTCCTGTATATGGGCGCTGTAGCCGGCGACATATGCCTCCTCAATAAGGCGGACTAGCTGATCATTCACGATGCTGGTTTGTATGTGAGCACGCTTACGTTCAGCGTACTTAGTGGCATCTATAAAGGGATTAATCATTACCGCCTCCTAGCCGTCCATGACTCTTTGTCCTGCATTACAGGTACCCCCGGTTAGGATCTGCATAACGGATGGATACGGGGTGTGCCTGCTCCTCGGGCTCGGGCTCATGATCCATCTTGTTATGTATTGTCTCTGCCATGCCCATACAATACATGCCAACGTTAGCGTACAGTGCAAGCAAATGGCCGGGTTCGCAGATGTACATATCGGCCAATACACCTATCGATTCGTCCATCCTCTTGCATAGTGCTATAGACCAGTGCGTAACGATGTCTCGGTTCATCTCTTGGCGAGGATCATCTGCCGATTGCTTGCCAATAGGCATGTTAGTTCGCTCTAGTATGAGCGGCTCGGGCTCGGGCGCAGGCGTAGCGGTGGGCGTAGCCGGCTCTAAGGACGCTGCTGCCTTGCGCAGGAGATTAGCTAGTGGTTTCATCGTCTTTGTCTTCAAGGCTATTGAACCAGATACGATACTGATCGGCCATATAAGGTAGGAAAGGATCTAAACCTCTCGATACGTCTACGAGTTGACCGGCGAGAACTATGAGACATCGAGCCTCATCCTTTGTCAGTCGCAGTGTTACATGCTTGTGTTGTTTACGGGCCTTCATTGCTTGACTCCATATGCCGTATGTAGTTTCTGTCATTTCCTCTCCCCGGGTTGGCCTTATAAATAAAGGGCATTAGCGCTTAACCCCATTCATGTATCCAGGATCTCCATTCAAACGGCGGTACTCACCATACTTACGCCATGCAATGCCGTATGTAGTTTCTAATCCTGTCGCCGCCTTACCTGATTGCGGCCCTATACCGGCCTTAGCTAAGCGCCGGCTCATGTCCAATGCTTCACTACGTAGTTCCTCTAACATTAATCCTCCCAGCGTTTGAATAGCGCTAAAGCAATGGTTGCAAGATTGGCCGCGTATTGCAGTTAATAGCGGTCATTTCGTATTCAGTTTCACTAGGAGGTCAAGAGCTTCTAAGAGTGTGGACTGCGGAACACCTATCAGCCTAAGCGCCTCGATGTAAGACGTAACTACCAGCACATCGGCCGGCGAACCATACTCTCTCGTGGCTTGGCGTTTGAGAACGATAAGGAGACTGGCAGCGGCCTGTACCACGTCCGAGTAGCTGTCCAACAGGGCGACAGTTTCAGGATGAGCCGTTTCGGCCTCGTCCAGTACTGCCTGGATTGTAGCGGTAAAAGATTCTGCGAATGTCATTCTTATGCCTCCCTAATGGCGATATCGATTGCGTACAACATCTCGGCAGCCTGAATGAGTTTGTCCTTATCTACACCTTCAGCTACCAATACAAGTATGCATCCCTGATAGTAATCCTTAGCGGTTACGCTTGCGTCATGCTCTACCATTATGTTTGACCCGTAGAATAAGGCTTTCACGACAGCACCCAACCTATGTATATCGTCAGGGTATTGTGTCAGTGCAGCGTTAGCAGCTGCCAGCTGCTTCGGTGACGTGAGCCGGTCGTCTTGTGTGGGCCCCGGGTCTCGTGACCAAATGGCGTCAATGGCTGAATCGTAGTGCGGTAGGGCGTTCGACATGCTGTTTCCTCCTCTAAACAACAGGGTATCGTACCTCGGCTCTTTTGTCAAATGGCGGGCCGTTTGTATCTACGGTGTATGTAGTATCTCCCTTAAGAAAATCGAAGTCCTTAGCCTTTAGCTTGGTGATAATGCGGCGACCTCTCCTATCGAATAGTGGCACCTTAGGTGTACCTACTATACCTTCAGCCTGAGCACCAGCACGACCGCACAAGCTAGGAATACCATGGTATCTAACGTCATACACGGCCTGCTTAAGTGTTGCCAGTCCAATGACACTACCATTAACGGTAGCGGTGGGGACTTGAGGTATATTAAGCCCAATGGCAATCTCGCTTACGCTGTCATAGTCGAGCCAGTATCCGCCGATACGATTGCGTGAGTCTGGCACCCATACATCAAACAGTATGAAGCTAGGCTCAAGAGGATAACCATAAATGCCATGGCCGCTCTGTATCTTACCACCAAACCCCTCACCGTATAGAACGACAGGACCTTCTAGTGTATCTTGCATGCGGTCGAAGTTATCAGGCCCGAATATAACGTCTAGGTTGAACTTAAGTATTGGTGGTATCTGACTATTGTTATGATGACCGCCAATAGTTATCTCTGGCTCAACTATAAAGGGTGGACTAATGTTATCGCTTAGCTCTTGTGCCTCTACCTTAGGGTCTATGTATATGCGTATGTTAGTGCCGTCTACCTTCTCGGTCCACTGCCATACACTATTTTCTAGGTATCTAAAGCAATCTAAGCTATAGTCACCGAGTATGAAGTTACCTTTATCGTCACGCTTATACAAGCCTTGTATCTTATGGTACTCGGGGAAATTAAGCATCATCTAACTCCTTACATATTGGGCATCCTGGTCCTGCACGGCACCTGCGTTTGTTGTCACCTCTATCGACAGTTTTAGCATTAGCATAGCGGTCAGCTTTTATATAGGGCTCACGTTTAAGTGATCCACAGTTTAAACATGGTTTGTTCTTAGGTACTGGTGCAAACAAACAGCTGAAGCAGCGGTACGGACCGTGACCTCGGCGACCTCTCGCCCACCTAATGTTTGCCATCTGGATCCTCTCGGGTCGGTGGTGCTCTCTAAACAACAGGGTATCGACAACGGGCCGATCTGTCAAGTCGGGGCTGGCGTCACTTTGGTGCCACTTCCTCGTCACTTCCAGAGCCAGTTTGTCCGGACCACCGCCTGCGTTTTTGTTAAACGAAAGAAAATGATAGAGATATATATACCCTTATATATATATATATACTCTAATTTATATAAGGGGGTTTTTTGGCGACTGAGAGGCCCAATCTGGCAGATTTGGGTTATTTATACCGAGTTGGTAGCTAATGGGAAGGTGTTTGCGCAGGTCGGATGCCGTAAGAACTGTCAGTAACTCGGCAATAACTCTGTGAGCAGGGTGTTCTCATCTTCAATCTTCACAATGACGGTGAATATGGCACGAACAGTGAATATATGCTAGCGGTGGCAAACTGTTGGACAAAAGTGTATGGAGTATGATACCCTGTTGTATGTAGGAGGTATGCCCGCATGAAACCATACGAGAGGCAGGCAGCACTAGACAACCTGCGCAAGGTGCGCCGGCTGGCAGTGCGCATACAGGATAATGATTTATTGGAGATTCTAGCTCGTGACATCGAGCCCAACAACACTCGTGACCCGGATCCTTACCACCATTCAGTACAGGTAGGAGTGTGCGAACAGCTAGATAAAGCAGCGCACGCCCTGTTAAACGCCGTTAACGTTTGTGCCCATTTACTTGACACAACTCCTGCTAAGGGCCGCAGCAGTACAATAGAGGATTGTATGGCGTGCGGAGAACCGGCATTACCTCGGCCTATCAAAGGACTATGCGCTGAGTGTTTGAAGGAGTATAAGTCAGATAATGGCAAATGCAGATGGCAGTCACACGGCGATTTCCTAGCACAGAAGCGTAAACAAAGTGTTTAGGCCACTCGATGCAAAATGGGATGACAACGCTAGACTGCCAATACAAATAGAACGTGATGCTTTAGCGTATGATTCAAAGGCTAGACGTTTATGCTTTGATTGTGTAGACATTGTGGCTGTTTTGGGAACCATACGATGCGAGTCTTGCGAGTATAGTCGTAATAGAAGGTTAGCGGTAGCGCTTAGTGTCTAGATTACCTCGTAGTTGTAGGTGTGGCACAATACATCATTATGGCGATAGGTGCCCATCGCAACCTAACCTAGATACAAGAGAGTGGCGAGAGACTAGATTACGCATACTCATCCGAGATAACTACACTTGCTACCTTTGCGGTGGACCTGGCGCCATGAGTGTCGATCATGTTATAGCTAGATACAACGGTGGCAGTAACGATGACAGTAACTTAGCAGCAGCGCACAGTTTGTGTAACAGTCGAAAGGGCATTAGCTAATGGTTAAAGCATCAGACAACTTAGCATGGGCCAAGAGTGTTGGCTTAGATATAGAGCATGCGGTGGAGAATGTCGAGAGGTTCCTACGTCCTACTGGCAAACGAGGTCTTCTCTTTGAAGAGTTTGACCTGTTTAAACCTATAGAATCTTACTTTGTAGATAGTGTCAAAGGACTGTCAGCACCTACAAAGCCCTTTGGTTATGGCGATAATATCGATTATCCGATGGCTTGCAATCAAGACGAGGGCGATTGCACGATTGCCGGCATTATTCACGTCGCACAGATCCAGGCACAGCTTGCCAAGGTCGATTATCAGTATGTTGGCGATTCGGTGACACATTCTGTCTATCGTGGCCTCACTGGCGGACCTGACACTGGATTGCAGCTCTCGCAAGTCATCGAGTACTGTTCTAGCCCAAATGCGCTAAACTTCCAAATCGCCGGCGCAGCTTCGGTCGATATTTCCGACTTTGAGCTTATGAAGACTGTCCTTTACAACTTCGGAGCGCTTTATTTGGCAGTTGCACTTCCACAATCTGCCGAAACCGAGTTTGCAAATCACCAAGTTTGGGGCGACATTTCCGGTCCTTCTATTGGCGGACATTGCATCGCTGCGAACGGAAATATCAATGTTTTGAAGGCAAAAGTCAGTCCTACGACAAATCTGCTAGATATTGTCACTTGGGCCGACGAAACCGAGCTAGATTTGGACTTTTGGAAAACCTACGGTGTGCAGGCAATCGTCGTCATTCCACAATGGTTTATTGAGTGCGGTCACGACGCCGTAGCAAATCTCAATAAATCTGCCATGCTAGACGACCTTAAAAACATCGGTAATGCTAGAGCGACCTTACGGGCACAGAAAGGCCTTATATAATACGGTGTTTCTAGCGGTGAGCAAATCTACCTGTATAGTCTAGCGGTGGATGATCCACCTGGTTATGAGAATGATCATATGATATATGGTCATTGTGTACACACACACACACACACATATTGACATATTGAATGTCAACAAACGTTGTGTGTGTGTGTGTGTGTGTGTGTGTGTGTTGTCATTGTGTGTGTGTGTGTGTGTGTTGTCATTGTGTGTGTGTGTGTGTGTGTTGTCATTGTGTGTGTGTGTGTGTGTGTGTTGTCATTGTGTGTGTGTGTGTGTGTTGTCATGATATTGCCAATACATATAGTCATACAGCCATGGTAACTATAGTGCATGGTCACCATCTAGTAGATTGGTCACCATGCTACCACCCTACACAAACACCTTATTATATAAGACTTGTACATTCATACACACTATATATTGTGTAGTGTTGTGACACAACATGAGATAACCCTTATTATATAAGGCCTTTCTCGCATGATATTCTGTGATGTTCTGTATAGATTCTAGATGGTCACCATGCTACCACCCTATGGATGGTCACCATGATACCATCTATAGAATACCATTATGTTCTATAGATAGTACCTCGATTAACCTATATCTATGTGTGCTATATATCTGTATAGAATACTGATGGGGGGCCATGCGACCCCCTATGGCGCCGTTGCGATTCTAACGCCCGCTGCTGCAGCAAACTTGTACGTGATATAGGGGTCCTATAATCATATAGGTTACGAGTAGCATAAGTCCTGGTCAGAGGCCATATTTGGGAGGGTTTCGTGCGACGACCTGCGTACTTATGCAGTTCCCCCTGGTCAAGCCGCTGCCAGTCCTCTCCTGGCGGGCCTGGCCGGGGACAGACCATAGAAGGTATTGTTTGTATCTAGTTTGGATACCATAGAGCTTTGTTTGACACTCAGATAGGAGAGGCCAATGATCCGGGCGTGCGACTTGTGTGACCATGTATACGACGCCATCAAAAGTCACTGGCGCTGTCCCGAGTGTGGGCTCAAGGAATCGTGTTGTGAGGGGGCACCAGCAAATGGAGCAAGTATCAAAGGAACAACAGGAGTCCGGTAACACTCACGACGTGGATACTGCTGCACTTGCAATATCAGAACGGGCACCAGATGCCTCGGCACTGCTGCAGTTTACGGATGATCTCCTCGATGAGATCGACACGGTACTTGAGGGGTCTGAGGTATTAGCAATGGAGTACAGACAGGTGGGTGGAGAGTAATGACAGTAGCCACGAGAGGGCCTATACCCGGTAGGTCAGACACTACACGGCGCAGGAATCATAAGGCCGAGATCGAGCAAACGGAAGACGTTAAGGTCGCACTGCCCTACCCGGCAAAGGTAGGGTGGACGGCCGCTGTCATTCGGCTATGGGAGGCTCTCGCAGACTCGGGAATGGCCCAATATTACAAGGCGTCTGACTGGGCGTTCGGTTTCATTATTCTCGACACACTGAACACGGCGCTCCTCAGTGAAAACCATATGACTGGTCTGATATCTTTCAGCGCAGTCAATAAGTGCTTGGACGAGTTGGCGAGGCTGGGCGTTACCGAAGGAGACAGGCGCCGGCTTCGCATAGAGTTGGCTGCGGCTGACACTGAGCAGGGTACAAAGATCGCTATTATGGACGACTATCGAAGGATCAAGGAGGCCAGTTAATGGCAGGTTCTGCTGTAATCTCAGGTAAGAATGGAAACGATATACTCTATCAGTACACCGCCGCAACACAGGCCGGCTTGGAGTTTCCCTCCGACCTACCGGCCTATGCTGTTACGGCGGATGGCAATACGTACCGGTGGAACGGCTCAGCATGGGTAGCTACTCCGGGTGGCGGCGGCGGCGGTAGTGTTGGCGCCACTGGTGCAACCGGCGCTACGGGCGCTGGCGCAACTGGTGCCTCAGGCGCCGGGTTTACTCCTGCCGTTCTATCCCTATCGGCTAACTCGGCTACGCCAGCAGTTGATACCGACACCTATAACGTGGTCGAGATTACCGGCCAGAGCGCTACCATTACTGGGTTTACCGTCACTGGTACTCCGGCAAAGGGTGACACTCTAGAGGTATCCATCACCGGCACCGCGGCTGTCGCTATTACGTGGGGATCCTCATTTGAGTCTTCGACACAAGCACTACCAAGTACTACGGTAACTACGGCACGCCTCGATGTGACCTTCCTATGGAATGCCGCTACCTCTAAGTGGCGTTGTTTGGGCGTCGCATAATGGCCTCGCCTCCCGTTAGTTCCGGCCTCGCAGCTTGGTATGACGCTAGCCAGCTTGCCGGCGATGCATACTATCCTACCCTTACAGATGGTCAGGCTTTACCATACTGGCCTGACATCTCCGGCCAAGGTAACATTCTTCATGCTGGAAATGGCGACGCTTCATATAATGACCCTGGTTACTTTGCTAGCGGGTTGCCTACGGTACAGTTTACTGGTGGCGGAGCACTAGTAAATCTTGCTTTTGGAAGTGGCGATGCTGGTAACTTCTATGTGTTCTTAGTGGCTCAGAGTGCTGCTGGTGGAGAGACATGGATATGGCTACAACCTTTGGTCGAAGCTACTGGTCTACTTACTGGCTATGGTAGTGGGGATTGGCAGCTATATGAGTATGGTGAGGACTATCCAAGTGGTGGCAATAGCCAGGATGAGCTTCCTCACATCTTCTCTTGTGGTTGTGTGAATGGCGCTGGCGCATCATTTCTCCGTGTTGACGGTACTGAGTTTACCGGCGACGCATCTCCCGAAGCCTCCTCAACCTTCTACGTGGGTGGTAATGTATATGAGGGTGCTGCTAGCTCTCCAATGATTGGATATATTGGCGAGGTGCTCGTCTACCAAGACGTGACTCTGACTTCCGATCAAATCGAAGCCACCGAAGCGTACCTAAATGATAAGTGGTTTGGCTCTGGTCCCCCGCCTCCTACTGGTAGCGCACCCGGATTCTTCGTAAGGATTTAACTATGTATCAGTTGCCCGCTGATAACAGAACACTAGGTTGGGGGATCCTCGATTGGTCCACACGCTGGATTTTGCAACCTGACGGGCCAGAGGCCGGCCAACCTTGGCGCTATACCGAGGAACAGGCCAAGATGGTTCTCGTCTGGTACGAGATAGACGATGACGGTAGGTTCCTATACCGTCGTGGAGTCATCAGGCGTATGAAGGGCTGGGGTAAGGACCCGATGTTGGCGGCACTCTCTCTAGTAGAGGCGTGCGGTCCTTGTCGCTTTGGCGGCTGGGATGAGTCGGGGAACCCTATAGGGGCAATGCACCCCATGCCCCTCGTACAGTTAGCAGCAGTGTCCGAGGAACAGACCGGCAACACTACGTCCTTGTTCCCTGGCATGATAAGCCCAGCGTTCAAGAAAGAGTTTAAGGTAGATCCGGGTAAGACGATCATATATGTGAGGGGTGGGAAAGGTGTCATCAAGGCCGTCACAAGTAGCCCGAGAGCGCTTGAAGGTCCCCGTCCGAGCTTCTGCGTCCTCAACGAAACGCATCACTGGCTCCAAAACAACGAGGGCATCGAGATGGCACGAGTCATCCGGCGTAATCTTGGTAAAGCCCGAGACGGTGCGGGACGAAGCCTTGAGATCACTAATGCTCATAAGCCAGGTGAGGGGTCGGTAGCCGAGGCTACATATACCGCAGTGCAAGAGGGGGACGTTCTCGGCGTTTGGTATGACTCGCTCGAAGCGCCCGAAGTTAAAGACCTAACAGACCACGAGGAGGTCACTAAGGCTATAAAAATAGCCCGAGGCGACTCCTACTGGGTAGATCCCGAGCGTCTATACCAGGAGATCCAAGACCCCGAGACTCCCGAGTATGTAGCCAAGCGCTTCTACTTCAATCAGGTTGTCCTCGTGGACATCGAGCGCTGGCTACCGAGAGGCGTATGGTCCACGTTAGCGACTAAAGATGGTGGGCATCTTGAGCCGCATGAACGCATCGTTATCGGGTTCGATGGATCCTTCGATGGCGACGCTACAGCACTTGTTGCAGTGACGCTAGACCGCCCGGTTCCATTCGTTCAATTGTGTGGACTATGGGAAAAGCCATACAAGGACAACAACTGGCGAGTACCACGAGTGGCAGTCATGAATCGCCTGCGAGAACTGGCCGGTATGTACCAAGTGGTTGAGGTTGCGGCTGACCCTAAGCTCTGGGTGTCGGACCTTGAGGTACTTCAGGAGGAAGGTCTACCCATAGTCGAGTTCCCTCAGCGTGGCCGGTTCATTATCGAGGCTACACAGCGCCTTTATGAGGACATACAGCGCTCATTATTGGAGCATGATGGGGACGAGCGCCTCGCTCGCCATATGGCGAACGCCTGGGTGAAGGATCCGCTAGAGCCCAGGATCCAAAAGATCAATCAGAAGTCTACCGGGTACGTGGACGCCGCAGTGTGTGTCGTCATGGCACTACAGCGGGCTAAGGAGTTAGGCTTGGAATCTCATCAATACGTGGACGTTACTTTCACCAGTGACTATCTCGATGACGAGCCGAGCGAGAATGACGAAGATTTGCCACCCGGTATGTCATGGACTCGGGAGCCGAAGATCATTACTGAAGCCGACTACCTCACGAAAGACCAGTTTAAATAAAGGGAGAGAGGCCCGTATGTTAACTTTCAAAGAATGGTTGAAGCTGCCCGAGTATGCTCGGCCGGCGAACAAGCTACCTATCAATGTCGGACAGTACCTTGAGATAGCCGGCGCCGCTATGTGCGTCACCGGCGTATATCTCATAGCAGGCTTGGGCGTGGCCTTGATCGTCGGGGCCACTGCTCTCATCGTTGCGGCAGAGTTCATATACGGGGATCCCCTCATGGTGAAAGCGCCCCGGATCCCGAAGCCTATAGCACGCCTGAGGAAGAAGTTGCATAAGAAATGACAATAACGCAGAGCGACAGCGTTCTCTGTTCACGCATGCACGAACAAAGAACAGCCGACGCATTCTCGAAGACCTTTGCGGGACAGGTCGCCGAGGCCCGAGCTGAGCTACACAACCTTGGTGCCACTGCTCTTATCGTCGCCATTGCCCGACTTGGAAAACTTATCGAGTATTTGAGGCAGTCAGCATGACAATAACTCAGCGCAGGGAACAAATACAGCAGCGAGGAATGCCCCTTTCAGCAGGAGGGTGGGGGGGCTGGATGTCGGATCCTGCGGCGATTCCACCCCCGTCCGTATACAACCAGGCGGTAGCTGGCGTCATTGTCAATGAGCGTTCCGTGTTAGGGATCATGACTGTAGCCTCTTGTCTGCGGGTACTCGGGGACGCCGTAGGAGGGCTACAGGTCCATGTCCATAGGCAGCAGGGGAACAAGCGTAGCTATAAGGATCCCGAGGTTGACCCGCCCGACGTAGTGGCAGATCCCTGCGCTGACATTGACCGGGAGCAGGCAGACTTCAATCTCATCATGTCCCTCGGTCTTAACGGTAACGCCTACTTCCATGTAGTGGACCGAGGCGGTCCGCTCGACTTGGCGCAGCAAGTAGAGATTCTCAACCCCGCACAGATGCGGGTGAACATCGAAAAGGGCTTTAGGCAGTACCGTATTGGGTCTGATATTGGACCTATCATTCCAACACGAGACATTATTCACGTACCGTGGATGTCTCTTCCGCAAGGCCTAGTAGGGCTTAATCCTATTGAGATAGGTGCTATGGGCTTCGGCCTACCTATTGCCATGCAGGAGTACGGCTCACGCTACTTTGCGCAGGGGATGTCCCCGAGCGGAATGTACTCGACCGATAAGCCTATGCAACAGAAGGACAAAGAGCGCCTCGTCAGAGAGATCATGACCCGACACGGCGGGCTTGGACAGAGTCATACGCCCATGATCCTTGACTCAAATGCTAAGTGGCAGCAGATCAGTGTGAACCCGCAGACGGCTCAACTGTTAGAGGCGAGAGCGTTTAGCCGGGCAGACCTTTGTGGTTTCTACGGGGTGCCTGGACACCTCGTAGGAGATGCTAGCGCCGGAGGGAGTGAGGTCTACGGCAAAGGACTTCAGGAAATGATTATGGGGTTTGCGATATTTTCACTCTCTGGATACACCCGTAGGATTGACCGGATGTATACCGCCCTGCTTCCAGCGGGATACTATGTCCGTCGAAACGTGTCTGACCTATTTAAGACTAACGATGAGATGCTCGGGGCCTTCATTAACGCTCTACGTATGGCAGCGGTGGCTACGCCTAATGAGTGTCGTGAGTACTTGCGCCTGCCGGTGTCTAAGGAATCTGGCGCAGATAGTCTATGGGGACCGATCAACTCGGCTCACTCGGACTTCATGGTTATGGGTGGCGGCGCTCTCGCAGCGACACAATCCGCAGCGGACACAGGGGCGGCACAGAATGCGCCAAAGACGCCAGGCAATACTCCGCCCGGCACCGAGGGTGCGGCCCCACCGCCGCCTCCTGTCTCATCGGCAGGCCCGACCGGTAACACAGGCGGTAAAAAGCCTCCTTCTAAACTAGGCCGCTAATGTCCTCCCTGCCTTGGAAGGTAAGCAAACGAGGAGATTTCATCCCATACGTTGCTCCGGTAAGCAACGAGGAGCGGGTAATACAACCACCGTGGCCTATTCAGGAGCGCCTCAATGTCGAGGAGGAGTCCCAGAAGGAACAGGGCCATGGTTGGCATGGTTACTTCGAGGATGGTAGCGGAGGCGGAGGCGGCGGCGGTGCCGGTGGAGCTGATGCTGGTCCACCTCCTGTCGATCTGACTGACACAAGTTGGTCTACCTCGGGGCAGGAAATGAACCCAACCTCGTGGGAGCAGTGCCTCTCACAAATGAAGCCGGACGAGAATGGTGAGGTTGGCGCTACAATCAATCCTCATGACGGTACTGTGCCTGATACTGGCTTTCAGGTTGCCGGCGTTCAGACCGAGCTACCCTATAGCGCTGACAACGCCACCATGGCGGCGACCATAGACGCTCACGTTAATGACCCTGCCAGCGCCGCACTGTACGCTCGATCTGACATGAGCGTCGGCCTATACCTGAAGAAAGATCCAGTATCTGGCGCTCCTGTTGCATGGGCCGTTGAACCGAGCCAGACGGTACAGAACCCAGGACAGGCCGCTCTATTAGGCGTGATGCGCAATCAGTACAGCATCTGGAACAATGCACAAGCCGCCTTTAATAATCAGGTCAGAATGGCTGGGCAGTTCCCCGATGGCACGCCATTTAATCCAGCGTCTGACAAGCTACCTAGTCCACTTATCCTGACAGGCGGTACTGGGGACTATGGGCTACCTAACCCGAACTATGACCCTAACCACGAGTCTACGGCATTCGGTCCTATGTCACCTTCGTACGCTCACGTTGGCGACCCTGATGGGACTTTCTCTAGTACCGAAGGATCGTCTACCGAGGACTTAGGTCTAACGCAGACTATACAGGATAGGCAGCAGGGCGCTCTAGCAAAGATCCCTGGCGCAGGTAGTACCTCTGGTATGCGGGATCAAATAGTTGCAGCGGCTCAGGGGTTGAATGCTCAACAAGTGGCATTCGGACTGACAGCATATCCGAGGTATCATAATGAGTGCCCAGAAATTGTCAAAGACACTGCCAATACCGCAAACCCGATTACTCCGTTGCAGGCCGCTGGTCTTATCTCGGCCACCTCGGCCCGCACTCAGTTGGGTATCTCGATGGCGGCGGCTCACTATATAGCTCGTGCTGTAGCTACCGATCAAGTCATTAACTTGCCGATACCTGTTCTGTACGCCACCAATGAGTTGACCGGTACGCCCGTAGTGGGTAAAGGTAAGGATGCTACTGGGGGTACGGTAGTACCTGGTTATGGCGGTGGGGCGCCAATATCTTCGGTCAATGATTGCAACATACAAAATGGTGTGGCGCTGTCACAACAGCCGAACCTGACCAGCGCAGCGCAGGCCCTTATGAAGCAGATGGTGATTGAGGGAAAGTCTACTGATGAGCAGTGGGGCACTACGAAGGATGGTGACGCGCTTACCTTAACGCCATCCTTCTATCAGTTAGGTACGGGTAACGCCATTGAGATTGCTATGGGCCATGTGTTTGGGGACCCAACTACTCCTGTAACGAATGCTATTCTCGGGCTTAAGTCCGGTGCTATGAAGCAGCCGAACTTCGCCAACAACATCAATGACCCGAACGACCCTAACTTCGCCACTATGGACGCCATCATGACTCGGGTAGTCACTGGCGGACAGAGCCCCGGCGCATTCGGTAAATTAAATGAGACTCCGGCCGTAACCGAGAATGGAGTTACCTGGAAGGGCGGGTGCTATCCGTGTGAGGTTGACGCCCTTAAAGAGGCGACTCCTATAGTCTCGGCAATGCTCGGCTTTAAGATCATTATGCCCGAGGCTCAGGCAATGCTGTGGGGGCATGAGGGAGATCAAACGGAAGGGTATGTAGCATCTGGCTCGGCACAGGGTATCGCCTCGAAGTCTGGGCAGGGCGGATCTCACGAGGTTAACCCAACAATTACCGATGTACCGTTGAGCGATATGTCTGACCTCGATATCACGAATGTTGGGACTCTATATGCACCGGCGCCGGCATCGGTAACGCCTCCGCCAGCACCGGTAGATGTCACTACTCTTAGGGCCGCTGTAGCAATCATTCAGCAAGGTCCAGCCGGTTCGGCGCTGGGCACTATTACTACGGCGGGCTTGGACAGAGTCAATAGCCCGCTGGTGGCTGGACAATACGGCGCAGCTAATGAGACGTTCAAGTACAGTCTTGATACGGAGAAGGCGTGCAAAGCCGATGTTACCGACAGGCTGTCTGCCAGTATGACGGCCTCGACTAAGGACATAGTTGCACTGGCTGGTCTTGCGGAGCATCCAGGTCTTGCTACACCGTTTTCAATGCAGCCTGATTCACCCGCAGCTACTCTATGGTCGGCGGGTAAAGAGCGAGAGGCCGCAGTAGCTACACTTGTTAGCGCTTGGGCCGGTACCTCTAATGACTCGAACGCGCTGTCTCTTGCTATTCAGAGCGCTGCTGAGAAAGAGTTTGGACTTCAGGACTCTATGCGTTGGGGCTCAGTTGTATCACCAGACTTGAACTCAGCACTTAGTAGCTATTTGGCAGATAAGGCTGGCTTGCTTTCTCAAGGTAACAATCAGGCAGTGGCGCAAGAGTTTGTTCGAGCCCAATACACTGATACCCAGCAAATGCTTAAGGATCAGGGAGTGGCTACTGTTCTCCTATACAGGGCGCAAGGCGACGATCCTGCGGATCTCGGGACGACACAGAATGTCCCTACCGGACCTAATGATAAAGGCATAACTACGCAGGCGCACGACATAATACAGACCGCACAGATGCGCCCTATATCCTCGTGGTCTACCTCTCTCGATGTGGCAATAGGTTCTTTCGGAAGTCCGTATGGTTCCTTGCTAACGGCGCAGATACCCGCCTCACAGATTATGTCTACGGCCCGTACTGGTGTTGGGTGTCTCAATGAGCACGAAATGACTGTTATTGGTAATGTATCAAAGGTCTATCGAGAGGATGCGGCTGACTATGGCGCCTAATAACTATGACGAGGATTGGATCAAAACTAGGGTTTGGGACGTTCGGGATCCATACACTCATGAACCTGTGACTACTCTCGAAGGATTGTGCCCTGGCGGGATGCTTAACCGAGTTGTTATTTTAGGTTGGACACAGCTACCTTGCTGGAAAGCAGCGCCCGCTAGCCTTAAGGCAAATGCCGAAGAATATCTGAAGGAGTACAACCCTAATGCCCATTAATCCTATTCAGATAGAGGCTGATCTCTATGTACTAGGGTGGGACGATCCTACCGAGTATGACATTGAGAGCGTCGAGATTTTGGAAGCTCTAGCAGCGCAGAATAGGATGCTAGAGGAGAATGGAATAAAGGTGAGCTGGGACTATGGGGACGAAATGAATCCAATAGCCGCCAAGCTCGGCCTCAAGTATGATGACTCTCAGGGGACAATGATCCCTCTACCAGGAGGCAATAATGTTGGCTAATCAAACTACTGGACGTAGAGGGTATGCATATGATACCCTGTTGTATGTAGGAGGTATGTCGTTATGGAAGTAACTCAGGAGCAGGCCGAGGCTCAATCTGTCACAATGCGGGAGCACTATGCTGAAGCCGAGTGGCGAGATGGCAAGTCCTATGGCGACCTGATGGACGCTTTGAGCACTGCCGTAACGGCCAAGTTCAACAAGAAGGGTAAGGACGATAGCGACTCGTGGATCTATGTCCAAGACTTTGACGATGACTCCGTTATCTTCAGTCAGGACGGCGAGAAGTTTTCAGCCCCATACACGCTCAATGGGAGCGAGGTTGACGTAGGTAAGGCGGTTACCGTGAAGACCGTCACTACCTACGTGCCGATTGAAACTAAGTCGGCCGAGCCGGACAAGGTGCCGGCAGTGCCGAAGAAACACTGGTCACTGCGAGAGATTGAGCCGCCTACGGTCGCTGACTTCCAGGTGCGTACCGAGGGAGAGAACCCCGCAGAGGCTAGCCTAGTTGGCTGGCCCTCAACTACGGGTAACGCCTATGCGTGTCGTGACTGGATGGGTGAGTACGACGAAACAATCGAGCCCGGAGCGTTCGGTAAAACTCTCAAAGAGTCTGAGTATGTGCCTTACCTCGTAGACCATAAGGGCGATGTATTGGCCTCGTGGCACCCTGACTCCGGCCGCACTATGGATCTGGCCGAGGACGCTAGGGGGCTTCGTAGTGAGGCTCGCCTAGATATTTTAGACAATACCTCTAGCCGGAACCTCGTGTCCGGTGTTAAGCGTGGCGACTACTCCAAGATGTCCTTCTCATTCAGGGCGACTAAGGATGCTTGGAATGAGGAATACAGCAAGCGTAGTGTCCTAGAGCTTCAGCTATTTGACGCATCTGTTGTCAAGTCTCCTGCCAATAAGTTGACCTCTGTCGGTATCCGCTCCTCTATGCTCGACATTGTTGGGCGTGAGGGCATGGCTACCTTTAGATCTGCTGGGGAGATGTTCACGGAATACGTGAATACGCGCCAACTAGGACAAGAGGGCGAGCCTATCCTTGAAGATTCTATCCGAGCCTTGAAGTATATGGACGAGCGAATGGTATCCCAGCCCCAGTTTATGTATTGCAGCCGAGCCCGTACCTTCGCAGTGGTGAATGCCATCGAGAGTATCCGTGCCGGCAAGACTATATCGAGCGCCAATGAGCAACTGCTTAAGGATGCTCTCGATGCTCTTGGGCAAGGCGCTAATGGCGTCAAGGCCGTGAGCACCGGAATCGCTGAAGCCGAGACTGCTATCCGGGCTACGCTCGGAGACACAGAACCCGCAAAGGGTAAGAACCTGGCGAGTAATAATGGTGGACTTGATACTGGCAGTCTGAATGATGGCAACCCCGTTTTGCCCAACGATGGCGCCGGGACTAGAAGTGCCGAGGGAGCAGTCCATGTAGCTAGGGCGCAAGTCGAGCTATTGAGACTTCGCTCTAGGCGATAGTGCCTTACCAATAAGAACTGCTGAGAGATTCTCGGCCTCAAACATAAAGGAAAGATAATATGCCTAGCTATGGAGAACCGTATCTCGGTGAGGCGACTTTCGTCGGCTCGACTGGCGCCTCTGGCACCGTGAACTACAACGCTGTAGCCGGCGATGTAGTGCTTTGCCAGCCTGACGTGGAGCCCGTCACCGTCACCCTACCTGTCATTACAGGGATTTTCCCTAAGGTCGCCGTTCAGCCTTCGCAGGCTGCGATTGCCTCTGGGCCTCCCTATTACCCCACGGCGCCTAATGCTGCTGGGCCATTCGTTAAGGTTTCGGACGTGTCCGTGGCCGGCGCTAGTGGTGCTGTCACCGTGCTTTTGGCTGCGGCTGAGAAGACTGCCGGCGTTAAGGTTAATGGCGCTACTGGTGCTGTTTCTGTCGCTGACTCTGGCGCCGTAAGCTTTGTCGCCATTGGCGGTCAGTGGTACATCGTCTAAGCCATGAATTTTGGATTCGACATTGACGGGGTACTCGACGCATTCCCAGCCGAGATGTTAGCGTTGTGCTCGTCCTTACAGGCGGGTGCGAACCACGTGTATATCATCACTGGGGTTGAGGAAGATACAGTAACCAAAGCAGATGTCGCTAGTAAAGAGGCTTATCTCATTGGACTGGGCTTCGGCAAAGGCAGCTATTTTAAGCTGATCGTACTGCCTAAGCCCCACGACACCGAGAAGGCAAAAGCGATTGCGGACAACGACATCGCTATGCTTTTCGACAATAACAAGGACAACGTAAAGGCGGCTAAGACCCTCTGTCCTTGCTGGCTACTCTGGAACACTAAAGAGGGCTAGTCCTTTACCTGCAAGCCGGGACCGAAGCACCACTCTCATGCCCTGAGAGCCGGACTGATGGGAACCACTTGTTGTAAGAAAATCCCGACAATATGTCCACATGACACAATGTCGGAATATCCCAACAAGCCTATTGGAGGGCACACTATGAGTAAGGAATCGAAGGCGGCTCTTGCCGCACTCCGTACCGAGCGTGAAGCGCTCGTGACTGAGTTGGAGACTGTGGTCAA